GTGAGAGTAGGACGCCGCCAAGCAGATTTATTAATTCTACCATGTTTGTTTATGAAGCTTTATATTATTCCGCAGTAGCTCAGTGGTAGAGCTATCGGCTGTTAACCGATCGGTCGTAGGTTCGAATCCTACCTGCGGAGCCATTGCTTCCATAGCTCAGCAGGTAGAGCACTTCCATGGTAAGGAAGAGGTCAGCGGTTCGAGCCCGCTTGGAAGCTTATCTAAAATACGTTGATCTTATGCAGTTTCCGCGAAATATGGAACTGTTATTTTTTTTGCCTTTTTTTATTTGGGGACAGATTGGGGACATTTGGGTTAATTAGTCCCCGATTTTAAATGTTCGCTGTAAAGCATGTTGCCAATTGCATCAGCAACTAACACATCAGCTTCGTTATTGCTATGAGTGTATATGTTTAAAGTTGTTTGCACATTAGCATGGCCAAGTCTTTCAGAAACTGCTTTAATATTTAACCCAGGAACCTTACCAATTTGATTTATCAACATTGTTGCATGTGTATGCCTCATATCATGTAATCTTGCCGGCTTTATTTTATGTCTTTTAGTAAACCGCTGCCACCATGTATTAGGTGAAGTTGGATATTGCGGTTTCCCATAATCACTTCCAAACAGTAATAATTTACTCGGGTCTTTTTCATATCCAATCCACAATTCACCTAACCTCATTCTGTTTTTCCTTGTTTCCCTTAATAAAAGCGCAGCTTCATTCATCACTTCGGAAGGCAAAGCAATTGTACGGAATGACTTGTTTTTAGGTTCTTTAAATGTGTATCCATGCTTCTTAGTGTATTGTAAAGACTCATCGACCCTAACCTGGTTTGTATCAAACAATAAATCAGATTCATCGATAGCTAGTAGTTCACCTCTGCGGAAGCCACCAGTGAATGCAAACTTGATAAATACTCTATTACGTAATGGTGCATATTGATCTAAAAGTTGGAATATATATTGGATTTCTTCTTCTGTGTATATTTCATACTCTCTATATTCCTGTTTTGGCCGCTTTACACTTAATGCTGGATTTTCCGCGATGATTTTCCAATCAGCCGCTTTTCCCAAGATATCTCTTATAATGCGATATCTTGCATGAATACTTGAAGAAGAAATATTTTCATTTTGTTTTTTATAATCGTCCAAGAAATTCAAGATATGAATTGGTTGAATATCTTCTAAGTACATATCACCAAACCAGGGTTTAATCTCCTTCCCCATTATGTACTCATATGTTTCTATTGTTTTATCATCAAGATGGTCCAATGCATATTTACTTTCCCAATCAGTTACAAACATATTGAAGGTTCTCTTCTCGGGCTTGATATATGCGCCGGCTTCGATTTCAGCTTTGAATTTGTACCATTCAGCTTCTAAATAGGCACGTAACTTTCTTTTTGATTTTAGTAAAGCTGGATCCTCAATCCTTATTGGTTTTCTTTCTTTTTTCCGCTTCCCCTTAGTGCCCACCTCTACTATTAGACGAAAAGATTTTTCTCCTCTTTTTTCAATACTAGGCATATGCCAATCTCTCCTTTTCCATGTTTTTCTGAGTTAAAAGAATCTGATACTTATCGCTTAATAGTTTGCGAATGTACATATCTAATCTTTTTTCTGCAAAAGGATGAGTAACCTGAAAAAGATCAGATATGAGGCTTATAGATTCCCGCTTGGTTGCCGGTAATTTGATGTTTTTCAGCATAAAGCTAGGTACAGCAAAGTGATACATAAATGCATTTGCTTGATTCTCCTGTAATTCTCTAAAAAGTGGGGGTAATTTGTATTGAACACCCACATGATTTATGTGATGGCACAGTTCATGGGAAAAGTCTTCCCATTGCTTTTTTTTGGATATTCGCGAATCAAGAATAATGCAAGCCATTCCCAGCAGTTTTACTGCTGCAGATGAACGGTTTTTGTAATGGACTATTATTTTTAACCTATCTGCAATTAATTCCAAGTCCCATGAACCAGGCTCTGTAATACCGATACCGGTGTAAATTGTCCGTATTCTTTCCTCAAGAAGTGATAAATGATACAAGGTAAAGCCTCCTACTAACGAAATGCAAACTTATGTTCGGTTTTATTTTCTAAAGAAAAGCCCCAAAATAGGGCTTGTTTTTAATGCTCTAAGTTAATTTTTAAATCAAGATCGTCTCCTAAAGCATTTGCGTCCTCATCAACCGGAAGGGAGATTCTTAGCCGAATTGAATCTAAGTCTTTTATATCCTCTTCATTTTCAAAAATATAAAAGACGGATCCACTATCATTTACTTTCCCCACATACTCTCCAAGAAATTTGTCACTATCGTCAGAAGATGGCTCATTGACTTGTACCCCAGTGCTTGTTGCTAATTTTGCATCATCTGGGCCGAAATAAACTACTTTATCTGATGTATTTTCTGCTTCAAGTTGAACCTCAATAAAAGGTGTTTGTTCGTTGGCCACAGCGGCAATTACTTTTTTTACAGTTACCTGCATCGGGCCAGTTTTCGCAGTGGCTTCTTTATTGCTGATGGCCATTACTTTGGCTGTACCGCCATCAATTTCATATACATCCCCAACTTTTTCAGGTCCATTAGTAGAGATATCTTGGCTTTCTGATGTGTTGGTATCAGTTGCATTGTTTGTGTCTTCTGATGATGTAGAAGACTCTTCACTATTTTTGCATGCTGCTAGCAATATCAGTGAAGTGATTAATAGTAAAGTCCCCAATTTTTTAAACAATTTTAGTTCCCCTTTTTACTCCAGTTATGTTTTCTTTATCTTTCATTTAACTCAATGAATGTTAAACAGTTTGTTTTACAGTGTGCACCTATCATAAACCCTTGATGTATCTATGTTTTTAGGGGGTACAAAAAGTTTTATTTAACACTTAGACTTCTTTTTATTAAACAAATGTTTAACGAATGTTTTACCAGAAGAAGAATTAAAGAATTAAGAATAAAGAATAGCTGCTACTGTTCATCGAACCCTTTTTTCAAAAGATAATCCAAAAGTTCTTTTGCTTGTTCTTTAGTGATTTTTCCATCACGACCAGCAATTAGGGTTTCGGGATCATTTAAAAGTTCATCTATTTGAGAGTCGTTTGAATTTCCCTTTAACAGATAGTCTGTTGTGACATCCAAGACCTCAGCTAACTTGATTATTTCTGAATCAGTAATAGGTCGAGTGCCTTTTTCTATACGGTTCATAACAGCATAATTTAGGTCTACACGGCGGGCTAGTTCCCTTTGGGACCAACCTTTTCTTTCTCTTAATAAAACTATCCGATCACCTATATTCATTGTTTTCACCACTTTCTAAGTAAGACAAATGATAACATGTTTCCGTTATGGAAATAAAAAAAGTTTCTAAATTGTAAACAAAACTTATTGACATTTCTATTTCAGAACTGTATTATGTGGTTACAAAGTTTCTAAAACAGAAACGAAAGGAGTGAAAGATATGCAGAAACTTGATTTAGTTTTTATCAAGAATAGACGGATCGAATTGAAAATTTCACAGCGAGATATGGCAACAAAGTTAGGATTTAAAACCGGTTCAAGTTATTTAAAGTATGAGCAAGGTGTTTACGCATTCAAAGCAGAACAATTGCCAACCTTAGCGCAACATTTAAAATGCAAAATAACGGATTTTTTTGCCGAAAATGTTTCTGAATTAGAAACAAGTAGTGCTTAGGAGGATTTCATAATGAGCAACAAACCATTAAACCCTCAGGAAGCTGCTAGTGAACTGAGGGTTCATAAAGAAACCATTTATTCCATGGTCAGAAATAAGGAAATTCCGCATTTCAGAATTGGAAAGAAAATATTTTTCCGACAAGAAACCCTAAATGCTTGGATTAGTCAACTAGAACAGAACAGTGTTGATGATTCTGCTTAAAATCTTCTAACTAAAGTTTACCAATTCAAAGAAAAAAGTTTGGTAGAAAAAGGAGAGGTTAAAAGTGAAATTTGGTAGAGCACCGAAGGCGCTAAAAAGCGCTCGTAAAGAGGCTGAACTTACACAACAGCAGTTATCTATGGACGATGAATTATTTCTCTCACGTGAATCTGTATCTCATCAGGAATGTGGCCGCCATAAAGTTCAGCCGGAGGTGGCCCAGTATTTTGCTGAGAAACATAATGATCCGCGTCCTGCTCTTGAAGCAGCTTCTGATTATACAGGATGGGGGCCTTTAATCTTGGACGGAGAAACAGCCGATTTGCATAGGGTGAACCTTCTTGTTCAATCCAAAATACAAATGACAGAAGCGCTGGATGCCTTACAAAATTCAGTCGAGCATATTTCAGTTAATCCCAAAACATTGTCAGATACAAAAATGATTGAAAAATCGATTCAGGAATGTTTAGACGTCATAACAGCTTTAACTCAACTAATCGTTGTTCTCTGTAAGGAATACTCGATTTCATGGGTGAAGATGTGGGGCAAGCATAAAATGAAGCTTTTAACGAGGGGGTTAATCAAAGGTGCTTCTTGAGGACATGGTTTTAAAAATACACTCTGATTCAGCAAGGCGGGAACAAATTTTTATTGAGGAATACTCAAAGCGTTTAATCAAAGCTGTTGCCAACGGAGATATGAAAAAGGCAAATGAAACTGTTAATGAACTTCGCAAATCTGTAAAACAACTAGATCACTACATAAAATCCAAGCAAGACTTCGATCGCATTGTTGAAGTGATTCCGTCAAAAGATTTTTTTGAAAAAAAGTTAGAGGGGATGATTTGAATGAAATTTGTATTATCTGCAAGCCGTTTAATGAAAGCTTCTGAGGTTGTAAATCATTGTCGGGAAGTAAAGAGGAATCCAGCACAGATTCTTCTGGTGAATGCCGAGGCGAAGAAGGCTATTGAAAATATAAAAAAGCAGCAAGCTCCTACACTCACTGCTTAAGGAAAATATAAAACGTTATGAAAGTATTATATCGCTCTTTATTGAGCACGGCAAGCTTGTTCTTGTCGTCAGGCCAGGGGGAGATCTTTTTTATCCATCCTAAACCCCCTTTATTTTACCACCATCCTCTCTCTGGTCTGACGATGCGTACAAGCATCAGAAAGGAGGATTTTCGGTGTTTTACCTGGTTATTCCGCCAAGGAAGTGCCCTAATTGCGGAAAGGTCGAAGAACGATCTTACAAAATTTATTGCAGCAAATGTGAACACAAAATTCCTGATAGTGTTCAGGAACTACTTCAAAAAGCGAAATAAAAAAAGCTCGCTTTGCAGAGCGAGCCGTAGAAGGTGTTACAAACTTTGGTATTGATAGTGTACTGTATCACCTTCCAAAAATCAAATCTTTGGAGGTCTTTGACAAATGAATGAAGTTTTTTACACTGAGCCGTTTAGTGATCATCGTCGCGATCAAATTAATCTTACCACTGTAGGTGGATCAATTTCCTATGATCTTAAGGGGAATCCATGTTTTCACTTCCCGACAGCTGAGGCGCGAAATGAGTATCTTTCTCGCAAGTTTAAAGAGAAAGGACGTGAAGCCAAATGAAAAAGGAAATTAAACTGCTCAAATTAGAACTGCGTAATTTTAAGGGGATTAAACATTTTACTCTTGATACTCAAGGCGAGAACGTTAAGGTCTACGGTGATAATGCAACAGGAAAAACAACTTTGTTTGATGCTTTTATTTGGCTCTTATTCGATAAGGACAGCCAAAACAAAAAAGATTTTCAGATTAAAACGCTAACAAAAGAAAACAAGCCTATTAGCGGATTGAATCATGAAGTCAGTGGGTTGTTTTTGATCGATGGAGCTGAATTGTCTCTGAAAAAGGTGTACTCCGAGAAGTGGACAAGAAAGCGGAGTAGTGCTGAAGCCGTATTCTCTGGGCATACCACTGACTATTTTATTAACGAAGTGCCATCAAAGAAAAAAGAGTTTAATGATCGAGTCAGCTCAATTATTGAAGAAGATAAATTTAAACTCATTACTTCTCCATCATTCTTCAATGAGCAATTGAAATGGCAAGACAGACGGAAGATTCTACTTGAGATTAGCGGCGATGTAACAGCCGAGGAAGTATTCAGTAAAAACCCTTCTGTGGCTGCCTTGGAAAGTGTCTTAAATAAACGTTCGCTTGAAGAGCATAGAAAGTTGATCGCGGGAAAACAGCGCGAGATAAACAAACAGCTCGATGCAATACCGGTAAGAATCGATGAAGTCCAGCGCACAGTCGAAGATACATCTGGGCTAGATGAACAAGAATTACATGACGAGATAAATTTTCTTCAAAAAGAAGTTGAGTCATTGGAGGAGAAACTTCGTTCAGCTCGTAATGGTGAAGCTATTTCTGAGAAGAGGAAAGTAATTCTCCAGCTGCAGAATGATCTTCAGGAAATCAAAAATGGTCATCAGGAAAAAGAATACAAAAAGATCAATGAGATTAAAGAGCAGCTATATCCTGTGAAAAGCAAGATTGATGAAATTTCAATGGAGATTAAATCGAATCAGCGGCAGTTATCACTTGAAAAAGACAATTTGGATCGATTAAATACGGAAATCGAGTCGCTGCGCCAGAGTTGGTGCGACAAGAATGAGGAGACGTTTGATCAGCATCAAACTGAATGCCCTACATGCGGCCAAGAATTACCGAAAGAAAAAATTGATCAAGCCATTGAAAACTTCAATTTTCATAAAAGCCTAGCTTTAGCTGAAATCAATGAAAAAGGCAAGTCGGTTAAGAGTCAAAAAGAAAAGTCTGAGGATGCTATTCAGGAATTAGAAGCTGCAATATCTAATTTACAGGATGCCTATAAGAGTGAAGAAGAGACTTTATTATCACTTGAAAAAGAATTAGAGGGCGCGCAAAGCAATAGATCAGATATTTCAGCGGATCCAATTTATCAAAATAAACAAGCTGAAATTGAGGCCGTCCGGAATGAAATTCAGCATTTAGAATCTTCCACAGATCAAGCCGTTCAATTGATTAAGGATGATATCAATAGTAAAAAACAAGAGATTCTGCTGCTTCAAAAAGATCAAGCGAAAATTGAGCACGCAAGGCATGTTAATGACCGAGTAAAACAGCTTGAGCAAGAACAAAAAGAGTTAGCAGAACAATATGAACAGCTGCAACACCAACTCTTTTTGACTGAGGAATTTGTTCGCACTAAAGTGAATCTCCTCGAAGAGAAGATAAACAGCAAGTTTAAATATGCTCGCTTCAAGCTCTTCAAAGACCAGATCAACGGAGGACTTGAAGAGACGTGCGAAACCCTTTATGAAGGTGTGCCGTATTCGTCCGGCTTAAACAATGCTGCACGTATTAACGTTGGGTTAGACATCATTAATACCCTTAATGATTACTACGGAATCACTGCTCCTATTTTCGTTGATAACTCTGAAGCGGTGACAAAATTGATCAACACAAATTCACAGATCCTCAGTCTGATTGTTTCCGAGAAAGATAAACAGCTTCGTGTTGAGTTTCAAGACGAACTCGTTCAGGAGGCAATCTAATGGGAGCCTATTACATTATCGAACATGTTGAGACCAAAACTACTAAATCGTTAATTGTTGCTGACAGCGCACAGGATGCTTACAGATGTCTTGAACGTGGCTATTATGACGAGTTTGACAGTGAAATCAAAGTTGAAACTCACGTAAGTGTCAAAGAAGCATGTACTCCAAGGGAGAAGCAACTATTATTGACTGCGCCACAAGAGGGGGATTCAAATGAATAGCCAGAATCAATTGGCAATTATTCAAAAAGATATAACTGATGATGTGAACAAAAGTTTAACCAGATTGCAGGACGATGGGTTAGTCCTGCCTTCTAACTACAACGCAAGTAATGCTTTAAAAAGTGCTTTTTTTAAACTGCAAGAAGTAAGAGATAAAAACGGAAAGCCTGCATTGGAAGTGTGTTCTAGGGAATCAATAGCTAACTCTTTGTTAGATATGGTTGTTCAAGGTTTAAGTCCAGCAAAGACACAGTGCTACTTCATAGTTTATGGAAACCAACTACAACTTAATCGTTCTTATTTTGGAACACAAGCTGTGCTTAAACGGCTGACCAATGTCAAGGATATTTGGTCAAACGTAATTTTTGATGGTGATGTATTCGATTACGAGATTGTGGGCGGGCGCGAAAAGCTACTTAAGCATGAAACCAAATTCCAGAACAGAGACAACGATATTTTAGGGGCTTATGCAGTTATAAAAACAATAGAAGATGAAGAAATATTAACTGTTATGACGCGTAAAGAAATTGAAACTTCATGGACTCAAGCGAAAACAAAGAGCGTTCAAAACAAGTTTCCTCAGGAAATGGCCAAAAGAACTGTTATCAATCGTGCCGCAAAATCTTTTATAAACACAAGTGATGACAGCGATTTACTTGTACAGGCGATTAATAATTCAACAGAAAACGAATATGACAACGAACGTGTAGATGTAACTCCAGCCGAAGTACAGAAGCAAATTGAGGAAAACGCGAATACAGAGGTTATCGATATCGAACCAATTCCGGATCCACAACCAGAACAGCCGGAGCCCCAACCAACAAAAAAAGATGAGAAGCCCTCAGTCTTTGAATCGGACGGACCAGATTTTTGATTGAAATTACAGCCCTGTCATCAAGCAGTAAGGGGAATTGCTATCGGGTCACCGATGGTAAGACCCCACTTCTTTTGGAATGCGGCATCAACTTTAAACAAATGCAGAAGGGGTTTCAGTATAAAATGTCTCAATTCGCTGGCTGCCTTGTTTCTCATGAGCATGGGGATCACTGCAAAGCAATTAAGGAAGTTCTGAAAGCCGGCATTGATTGTTACATGTCTCCTGGGACGGCCGGAGCAATTGGTATTTCTCATCACAGAATAAAGCCTGTGCGCGCTAAACAGCCGTTTAAAGTTGGTTCTTGGTCTATTATGCCCTTTGACGTGCAGCACGATGTGGCGGAGCCGTATGGCTTTCTGTTGGCTAATGAGGATGGTGACAAGCTTCTGTTTGCCACTGATACCTATTACATCAAATATAAGTTTCCAGGACTCACTCACATTATGGTGGAATGCAATTACTCGAATGAAATACTGAACGAAAACATCGAAAGCGGCCGTACACCGCCATTTATGAAAAGACGACTCTTACAGTCGCACTTCAGTTTAGAAAACGTAAAAGAGTTTTTGAAGGCAAATGACTTGAGCAGGGTTCAGGAAATTTGGCTGCTGCATCTTTCTGAATCAAACAGCGACGAGGAGCTTTTTAAAGAAGACATCATGAAATTGACTGGAAAGGTTGTTTATATACCATGACTGACAATGACTTAATTGCGGTTCCTTACCCTTATTGTTATGTGTCATTGGCCAAGACAGTGGCCCCAGATATGCGTAAGGACACTCTATTAATGTACGTTTCAACCTATTTTCGAAAATATGAACCCAATCTTACTCTTGTGACAATCAAAGGGTTAAAAGCTATCTGCAGAAAGAAATAGCGATGGAAAGGAGGCGAAGCCCTTGGCTGGATGGGTGAGACTATATAAGTCAATGGTCGATCATGAGATTTTTACAGATAATGTTGGCTTTAGGTTGTTCACTTTTTTAATTACCAAAGCTGCGTTTCAGGACGGTATGAAGATTAATGATTATGAGTTGAAAAAAGGTCAGTATATCCGCTCATATTCAAAACTATGTGATGACTTAGCGATTAAAAAGGGCAGAGGTTTAACAAAATTCACAAGAGCCGCAGTAAAGGCTGCAGCTGAAAGGCTTCAGGCAAAAGGAATGATTACTGCAGAGGAAACTGAATACGGAATGCTTTGGACCGTATTAAATTATTCGAAATTCCAAGGTGCTGCTGAAGAACCTGCATATGAAAGTAAGGCTAAAGACAAGCCAAGAGCACCTCAGCTGAAGGACGAAGGCTCGACTTCTTTCCAAAAAATCGAAGATAAATTCACTTCGAGAAAAGGCTCTATATTTTTATCTGCTATAGATACAGCGGCAATTAAAAGGGTCATAGAGGCAGAGATACCTATCGATGATGTTTTGACTTGGATAGATGAAATTTTTGATCAATATAAACCTAAATATCCAGGGGACAAGATAAATTCTTTTACTTACTGTGAACCAATTATTCGCGATAGATGGGCTGCTAAACAAAGCGAAAAACAGCCTTCTAATATCTCAGAATTTAGGCCGCGCGGATCGATACAAGAAAAAAGCTTTGCTGCTCTTGAGGATTATGCTAGAGAGAACGGCATTAAGGTGAATTAGGAAGGTGATTACTTTGGAAAAAGCAGAAGCAATGAAATTATTGTTGCGGCTTTCCGCAGCATATCCGCGTTTTGATTTAAGCGGCGATGTTGGGAAAGAGCGAATTGAATTGTGGATGGACCATCTTCAAAAAATGCCGTTCCAAGCCGCAAAAACAAAGATAAATGAGCATATTGCAAATAAACCATTCCCTCCAACAATTGCAGAGATTAGCGTCAAACAACCAGAAAAAAATGAATTTTTAGAGCAACAGAAAGAGTGGGAACGAAATGCAAAACATGCTAAAAAACCTTGAAGCAGAAGAGAGCCTGTTGGGCTGTATCCTTGTTGAGGGCGAGCTGATTAAGGAAACCACTTTGGAGCCAAAGCATTTTGCAGATGAGCGGCATAAACGGATTTTTAAGGCTATGCGTGATGTTGATTCCTCCGGACAGCCTGTTGAAATGGTGACAGTAGTTACAGAGTTAGGGGATACAGTCGAAGCGATCGGTGGTACCTCTTATCTTGTAGATCTAGCAAGTGCGGTTCCTTCTGTTATTAATTTTGAAACCTATCAAACATTAATCTATGAAGCTTTTAAACTTCGAGATATGCAAAAAACAGCGCTTGATTTTGCAAACAATCCAAGTGATGAGGGTATTTTGCAAGTCTATCAGAAGACCGTGGAGCTGCAGGAGATTGGAATTAAAAATAATCGCACCAAGATGGATGTTTTAACTGAAATATACAACGACATGTATCAAGAGAAAGGCGAAATAACAGGAGTGGAAACTGGGCTAGCTGATCTAGACGCTATGACTGGAGGCTGGCAGGATAGCGACTTAATTATCGTAGCTGCCCGGCCCTCCATGGGAAAAACAGCTTTCGCTCTAAATTTGGCCCAGAATGCGGCGTTAAAAGGTGGGGTTGTGGATGTTTTTTCTTTGGAGATGTCCGACCGTCAACTTGTTAACCGGATGCTCAGCAATTTAGGTTCAATCGAATGTACAAAATGGAGAAACCCGCACAAGTATTTCAGTGAAAAAGACTATGAAAACGCGAATCGGGCCATCGGTGAATATGAAAAATTAGACATCTATATTCACGACAAACCGTCACAGTCAGTGGCTGATATTCGTTCTGCCATTCGAAAGACCACAAAGGAACACCCGGATCAAAAGCATTTGGTTGTGATTGATTATCTTCAATTAATCCGACCTATTGGAAAATTTGAAACGAAAAACTTAGAGGTCGCAAGCATTACAGGCGAATTGAAGAACATAGCCCGGACCTTCAATATTCCAATCATTCTGCTTTCTCAACTTTCGCGCGGTGTTGAGCAGCGGCAAGATAAGCGGCCGATGATGTCTGACCTTCGAGATTCAGGCAGCATTGAACAAGATGCCGATATCGTTAGTTTTCTCTATAGGGATGACTATTACGATAAGCAAAGCGACCTAAAAAACATAGTGGAGATCATTTTTGCAAAACAAAGAAACGGCTCGGTTGGCACTGTCATGGCTGCCTTTATTAAAGAGTACGGCCGATTCTTAAACCTTGATAGACAAATGGAAGCGAAGCTCGCTTAAAAGAAAGGAGCACATATTATGCCTTCAGATATAACACAGACTGCCACAGACGAGCGGCGGGAATTTTTAACGAATGAGCTTATCAAGTATGGCCAGTATGAATCGGAGGAGGGGCAACAGCTGTATGAACTGTCTTTGCCTGAACTGGAGCGGCTACATATTAACGTTAAATGTAAGTTTGGCCGTGAAATGTCCTTCGAGGAGGGAGATTGATGCTCGGCACGCTCCGCTCCTTATCATTCATTATCATGAACGCAGATTTAATAATGACGGAAATAGAGCAGCTGGAAGCAGCTGACGGGAGGTAACAGCATTGATTAGTTTTACAGTTTACGGTGAGCCAGTAGCCCAAGGGAGACCAAGAGCCACCACGGTTAATGGGATGACCAGGCTATATGATCCAAAGAAATCAAGAGACTTTAAGCAATATGTAAAGCTGGCTGCTTCAGATTATCGTCCATCTAAATTGCTTGAAGGACCACTTGAATTGTCAGTAAGGGTTTATAAATCTACTCTGAAAAGCTTCAGTAAGAAAAAAGTTGCAGAAGCAGAACAAGGGTTATTGAGGCCCAGCAAAAAGCCAGATGTTGATAACTATATAAAGGGCATTAAGGACGGACTAAATAAAGTCATCTGGCATGATGACAGCCAAATTGTAGACCTTCATGTCAGTAAGTATTATAGCCAAAATCCAAGAATCGAAATACAAGTAAAGCCACTATCACAAGAGGAGGAGCAGTTATGTCTTTCATTAATCTAAAATCTCTCGTTAAAAAGGTGAATATGAAGCCTAAAGGTATTACTGAAATCGTTTTGGAGGTCAGTACAAAAGAATTAGGAGGGTCTAGAATTTCACGCCTTTCTGAAATGATTGATAAAGAAGTACAAGCTCAGCTGGAATCTGAAACAGTTCAATATGTCTTAGAAATAAATGCGAAAACCGAGAAACCAATTACAAATTACACGGTTGATCAAAGAGGAATTGTTAATGTTGCGGATCCTGAACCGGAACAACTTGAGGCAGAGTTGGGGCTCCCTGAAGAAAAACCAAGAATTGAAGAGAAACCAATGGAGATAGATAGGGGAATTGTTGATTCTTTTATCACTGAAGGCACGCCTCCTATTCGTGATGGTTTTCCTGAAGAGATTGCTGAAATTGCAAAGCGCCGTATTGAGGGGGAATCATACCGCAGGCTTGCAGATGAGCTTGGAATGTCTCCAAGTGCCACTATAGACCTCATTAACGAGTACAGAAAAGAAATTGCTCCAATTGCTGAAGCTTGGTGGGATTGGAAACAAGATCAAGATGCAGAAGCGGAACCTTTGGAAAAAGAAGCGCCCCCTGTTCCTCTAGATCAAAACAATGAAGCTGATCCGTCTTCCTCAGATGAAAAAGAGGAAGACAACCAGGGTGAGGGCGAACACGGAGCGGCTTAATGGTTAAAAGGCAGCGGCGTTGGTATTTGCTGTTTCGCATGGAGGATGGACGAGCAGTCCACCTCTATGAGCCTTTAAGAAAATACGAGCTGCTCCAGCGGCTTAAAAATGGATGGAGGGTTATTGGTGGCTTCAAGGAGAGAGTATCTTATAAAACGTCTTACGGAAGATTTCATGATGGTTCCAGGACACGGACCTGACTTTTCCCAGATGACAGATGAAGAACTTGAAAAGCAATTGAGGTTTTTAGAAACGGCGTTCAAGATGGCTTGGGAAGAAGATGACGAAGAAGAGGAAGAGGATATATAAAAAACCGCAGCACAAGGCCCCGGTTTAGTTAATCTCGACAATTAATTATAACACGGGGAGTGCTGCAAAATGAACCGACCTATTGAACTTGAAAACTTACACCAACTTTCCGTTGGAGACTTGATTGAACGAAACAAAATAAAGCTAGTTATTCTTGACGGTAAGGATGGCTGCGCATATTTAGCAGATACACCTGAGTATGGCATTACAAATGTGCATACCAGAGACAATGAATATATAAGAATCCATTTTGACTATGGATTTAAGAAGTAAAGCGGAGGGGACACCCTCTGCAGTTATTGGGGGAGTGTTTATGGCCATGAAAGGAAAATGTCTCAGTTCAGACATTACACCGTTAGACAAAGGGCGAGAATACTTCCTCTTCCCTTTAGGAGATAGCCACTATTATGTATCTAAATTTGACAGTGTAAACGCCCATTGTGGAGCTTATGAAAAGAAACATTTTAAAGTCATCGATGCGGGCTTAGGAGAAGAGCCGCCTGCAGGTAATTATGAGCATCTGGATTCTTCAAAGATTTACAGCGCAGAACTTATTTGGATGAAGCCGACTTATGCTCTCTTAGAACCGCTTGGCACATATTATGTTAGGCCGAAGGCTCCAAGGATGACGCACTGCTATTACTTCCATGATAGAGAGTTAACAAAATACGGAGGGATTTTTCCTCTCCATTGGTTTATAAATTTTCAAGAAGTGGATGAAACTCTGCTTGATCAGATAGAAGAGAAAAAGGAGCTGCCGTCAAATGAATGGCAGCAAATGAGCTTGTTCTGAGATAAGGAGGAGCCAATATGAAAGATAGGATACAGAGAATCGAAAATGAGGTCAGGCAGCATATGGGGCTATCTCTGGCCTCAACGGAGTGGCTGATTGATACGGTTAAGCAACAACTGGCCGTCATCGAGGAAAACAAACGGCAGGAAGAAATAGCAGTCAATCAGTTCAAGCAGGCCCAGCAAGATATCCGGCGCCTGAGCGGGGAAAGTAGCAGATATAAAAAGGCTTTACAACAAGTTATTAAGAATCTGCAATTCACAATAACAGCTGCTAAAAATGAATTAGAAGGTGAGAATAGTTGATACGAATTTATGAAAAAAGTGATTCACAGTTTAATAACCTGGCTGCTGCCTGGTCCAAATTGACTCACCTTGATAAAAACTTGTTTGAAGTGAGCACCATCATTCTGGCATCGGATCATCAAGAGGAAGAGGCGGAAAAAGTAGCTGTAGCGTTGAAAGGATCAACAGCATTGAGAATGGAAAAATTCACTTCTCTTATGCCTTGTATCATGGTTTGTTTACTGTGCGAAATACAAGTTCCATCAAGGGAAAATGAATTGATCAGATAGAAACAAATGAAAAATATAAAGGGAGAGATAAAAATGATCAAAGTAGCGGTTAAAGACAAATTAAAACAAGCAGAATTTGAGGCGTCAGGTTTTACAGCTGAAGAAACAGGCAAACTGCTGGGACAATTGCTGTTCTACATGAAGAGCGAAGCAGTAAAAAGTGGTGTTGATAGTAAGCAGCCTTCACATGTTCGTGATTTGAATAATAGAAGTATTTCAGATGGGATTGTTCACAAGACAAATATACATCAGGATCCAAAAGCGGATACTGTCCCAGTAGTTCCAAAGAAAACAGTAACTCGGGCAGAAACACCCCGGCCGCGTCGTGTTGAGTTGCTAAATAGTGAGCGGACATTAACAACGCCGTTGGCCGATTTACTAGGATCCAATCAGAAATTGGAGAATGAACCGAAAAAGTATACTTCTACAAGTGAACGGAGTATTTGTAAGACCAAGTTTTCATGTCCATCTTGTAATTTAAAAAAGGACAAGCAAGTCCCTAATGGCTATAGATTTACTCCTTGTGAGGACTGTGGAACTTTGGTTCGTATTCGTCCGGCAAACCAAACTTGGGGGGCCTTTGATGACAAGGGATATCAGTACCACGCTGATTCAATTTATATACCGCGCAAAGAGAGTGTGGAGGGCCATCCTGAGTTAGTGAAAGGGGATAAATAAAATGACTTCAATTGTGAAAATGGAGCAAAAACATATCGACTTTTTGAACGGCTGCGCGGGCGGCGCTACAATTTGGGGATTCGCAGAAGCGGAAACAGCAAGGGAAATACAAAGGTTTGATCCTTCTTTCCTGCAATTTATTGAGGATATGGACGAATTAGGGAAGTATGATCCGAAGGTAAGGGAACTGACAGGAGCGGAAAGGCTTCCGTATTTCGGGTGTGTGTTAACACATGATGGCTATGCTTATATCGACAGATGGGAGAGAGAAAACAAATGAGAAAAATCATATTTGCTTTAGTTGCTGTTATCACATTAGGGGTTACGATTTTACCGGAAGGCGCATCGGCTGCCTGGTCAGGCTATCAAACAAGCAAAAAGGTGAGAGTTTATACAGATGCAACAACATATTCAAAGAGTGCTACATCGGTAGACTGGAAGGCGCAGAAAACAACCTCGGGACGCGTTTATTATTCAGCTATGTTAATCAGAACGATAATTACAGTAATTCAGGAGCGCAGCGGGGTAATTTCACATCGGGTACACCGTTAAAGAAATTCAGCTTATCAAAAACGCGGCCGGGAACATATCAAGTCGTTATTAATCTATACAGTGATTCGAGCGAAAGAAATTACATCGGTACAGCAAGATCAGCAAAAATTTATATTAAGTGAGTTTGATAAACTTCGCGGACATCGAACATGCTGCAGTAGCGGTGTGATCGGTGCCCGCTTCTACTATTTAGGAGGTATCATATGCAAGCAGCACAACAGTTGTCATTTATTCCGGAAGTGAATGAAAAGGAAGTGCGAAACACAGTCATCAAAGAACTGAAAACGTATAGATCACTAAAAATTCAAGCGGAAAATAGGAGAGAGCAAAAGGAAAAGGGAGTCATTGGGTTATTCCCGCAGCTTCGGAAAAGCACCGAATATAATGAGCTGAAGGTCAAGCAGATGGATAGGGCGCTAAAGCACTGCCTTGATCAAGACGAATACAGCATCATAGAAAAGAAATATTTGTCTCCAGAAAAAATAAAGGATCTTGAAATCATGATAGAACTGGGTCTCAAAAGAGATAAGTTCTATCAAGTGAAAAGACAGGCTATATACAACATCGCGACAGCGCTCGGAATAATCTGAGGGCTGTTTTTTACGATAAAAAGCCGATAAAACACCGATAAAAAGCCGACAAAATGGGGGATAAAATGGGTACTTTTTTTGATTGCGTTTTGTCATACGATAGAGACAAGAAAACGAACGTGAATAACAGTCCAAAAAGGAGATACCTACGGACGCTGATCTTTTGTACATGGGAATTTGTACAGCTGATTAGTGGCCGTTTTTTTATGGCCAAACCAGGAGACGCACCTTTCCTTTATCAAGTGTGCACTCGGATGTATCGAATGACTATGAAGGTCGTTAGCTTCACAGGAGGAGCGGCTGGAGTCTATGCAGTATTGCGCGCGATAGTCACGGGGAACGCAAGCGGTGAGATCCCGCTTGCAAGGAAAGTCTTTAATCCGGCTCTCCATTTTCTTTGCTTACCTCCTGGGGGAAATCGGCGGGCCACAAATAAATAAAAGCGAATAGCGTAAGGCGGTGCTTATTCGGCAAGGAGTAATGAAAGATGAAGATGAGAGACGTTTTATCTGCTGACACGAAACAGCAGCTTAAAAAAGTGTTAAGTCCCTCAACAAAGGCAGATGAACCTTTGACAAGAAGGGATTGGGAAGAAATCATGGGAACGAGACGTGACACCTTCAGACGTGTAGGCGGCCGGATCCGGAGAAAGTGAAATGATGGGAACAGCCGTCATGTATCGGGAGTATGGCTGCCGGTGCTTTGGAGAGGGATAGGAGCACAAAAACAAAATAAGGGAGGAAATCGGAATGGCTTCATTAAAGGGAGTAAGCGCCAATCCAACAAAACAGAATCATATTTTAGGAGAAGATAAGGTCGTTAAGGTTGCAGTCAAAAATGACAATGACTATATTGCAGGTCCTAACCTTATTCCTCAGCGGAAAGAGAGCGGGAAGTGGAAGACTCTTAACGCGAATTCTCCAAACCCACTTAAGCCCGATCAGAAGGATTATGATGATTGGGGCATCAAGGAGATGTTCGACAACAAGAAAGGCACATACCGCTTTAAAGTTGATGTAGAGCGCTATGATTCCAAAGGAAATCACATCAAAACAGAAGGCACATTCTATACTGACGAATTTTATATTAAGTAAGCACTCTATCTTAAATTCCTAAATATTGAAAAGTCACCTCCGATATATACTGGGGGTGATTTTTATGAGTAAAAGTAAAGAAATAAATGAGTTTGGCGAGATTAAGAGCGTCCTCGTATATTTGGAAGAAGTTAAAAAGGGTGTACATAACAAAAGCTTATCCGAACAAATCGAATTCAAAGAAGAAATCAAAAAGCGGCATGATAAGAAGCAAATACAAGTGTTCTTGGGAAAGCTTGAAGACAAGATTGAAATTAAAAAAGCCACAAGTCATTTGATTACTGCATTCTTTGCAATTGTATCTTTAGTAGTAGGGGGTACAATGAGTTTCCTTCTAGGTATTATAAAAGAGGATGGTTTTGATTCAGCTGCAGCTTCTTTTGTGATTCTCTATATGTGTTTTGTTGCTGGAACAGCATGGTTTATTCTAACAAGAGTAGAGTTCGCAGGATTTGGGAAAATATGCGGTTATAAAAGATTATTACAAGAGTGTTTAGATGAAATGCCAGATAATAAAAGACACGTTAGAAGAAGAGTATAAACAAGCACCAGACACCTTACTGAATAAGGTGTTTTTTTATTGGAGGAGAAAGCATCATGGATATTAGAACTATACCAGTAGAAAAGATTAACCCCGCTGCATACAACCCTCGTATTGATCTTCAGCCAGGCAATGCGGAATACGAAGCCCTGAAAAAATCCATAGAACAATTCGGATACATTGATCCACTTATCTGGAATGAAAAGACCGGCAATCTTGTTGGAGGTCACCAACGATACAAGATTCTAATGGAGGAAAGTCCAAAAGAAATTACTGTCTCCGTTGTTTCTTTAGATGAGAATAAAGAGAAGGCTCTCAACGTTGCATTAAACAAGATCAGCGGTAATTGGGATGAGGATAAACTATTGGTTCTGTTAGAAGAGTTGAGTAATGAAGGTGAAATAGATTTAGCGTTAACTGGTTTTAGCGATGTTGATCTAAAACGTATGTTGGGAGATATAGAGATTCCTAATTTTGAAGAAGGATCTGAAGAAGATCAGGGAGACTTGGGAGTTTTAAGTTCAAAATTGGTTACTTGTCCACACTGTGGAGAGGAGTTTGAAAGAGATTGACAGACCTAAAAATTGCTTGGGCAACTCACGAAGCTGCTAAATTCGCCTGTGAAAATTTTCATTACAGCAAAAGCTTGCCAGCCGGTAAGTTAGTGAAAATAGGTGCGTGGGAAGATGGGAAGTTTATCGGTGTTGTGATTTTTAGTAGGGGAGCAAATAGCAGAATTGGTTCTCCTTACGGCTTAACTCAAAAAGAATGTTGTGAGTTAACAAGAGTGGCTTTGACCAAACATAAATCATTTGTTTCAGAAATTCTGGCTAAATCAATAAAGTTTTTAAAGGAACAATCACCAAATATTGAATTGATAGTCAGCTATGCTGACACAGAACAACATCACCATGGCGGTATTTATCAAGCCACTAACTGGATTTATGCAGGTAAAACCGATGGTGAACATTATTTTATTATCAATGGGAAAAAGACACATCCTAAATCCATACATTCGAAATACGGCAAGGGCAGTCAAAGGATAGATTGGATTAGAAAAAATATTGATCCAAATGCACAAAAATATATCACTACTGGAAAACACAAATACCTAATGCCATTAAATAAAAAGATAAGAAAGAAAATCTTACCTTTAAGCAAACCGTACCCAAAAAAATAAAAAAGAGGGTGCTGAACAACACCCTCTCTTTCTAAACAGAGAGAAACTCCCTGTCAAAGAGCGTGATCAAGACGCGGCCGCGTTGTGGGAAAACATCACGCTCTCATCTCATATTGTAATGGAGGACAGGGAGGATGGCAATAGAAAATAGAAACATACGTTCCCTTTCTGATGATGAAAAAGAGAATCTCCTTCTCCTGCATAGTGCCGAGTTGTTAGAGAACATCAGTCAATCAAAAGAGAAATACCGAAAAATCATTCAGGCAGGTATCGCCCAGTGGGTCAAAGACTTTCAAAGTGGCCATATCAAGGTGAATACTGTGGACGATTTGAAAAAACTCATAGAGCTTGATATAGAGCTTCAGAAAGATGAGGAAATTTGATTTTTTCATAGTGTGGTTATAATTTCTAGTTTTTGTTTATAATTGGGGTTGGTAGAGCATTGGGAAAAATTATTTTGCTCTCATAACAAAACTAGAATAAAAGGGGAAATGTAGAATGTCACTAGAGTTCACAAAAGAACAAAGAGTAATCTTAATTAACCAAATGGAAATTTTAAAGAGATTGGATAAGGAAAATGCAAAAGAATATGAAAACCGAATCTATGCCTTATATAATGGGTTTTCTAGAACATATAGTGAGTTCTTTGGTGAAATAGAAGAAGACCTCGGTATGGAAGTTCAAGACATGGTATACGATGTTTTTAATATGTACAGAAGTCTTAACAATTCATTTGATAAGTTACCCACTGAAGAGCAAGATCAGTTAGATAAAGACGAATTAAGGTTTAAAGGATATTGCGGTCATACAGAGTCTGCTTATTTACAATTTGCAAATTTTGTCGTTCATCAGTTAGGTCTATATCCCGAAATAAAAGGACTTATTGATTCAGGAAAACTTGAGTCCTTAGATTCTACTTTTGCAAGAGTAAGTGGTTATAAAGAGATGTTACCAGAATGGAAACACTACCGACAATCGCATACTGACTTGTCTTTAGAGGAGATTAAAAAGATCTTAGGTAAATAAAAAATTAAGGGGCCATGTGAGGCCCTTTTAATTTTCTTAAAAACAAACTCAAACTTAATTATGAGGTCCGGAGGTGGGTGAGATGTAATGCCGAGACCACGAGATCCTAAACGAGATGAAGCGTTCCGTCTGTGGGAAGAAAGCGGCGGAACCCGCTTACTAAAAGAAATAGCTGAGGAGCTCGGTTGCTCCCCGTCACTTATTCGTAAGTGGAAAAACCAAGATCATTGGGAAGAAAAATTGAATGGTAATGTTACTAAACAGAATGATAAATCCAATGGTAACGTTACTAAACGCCCTGGTGCTCCAAAAGGAAGTAAGAACGCCAAAGGGAATAAGGGAGGAAAAGCGCCGCCTGGCAATCAAAACGCCAAAGGGAATAGAGGCGGCGCAGCTCCAAAAGGAAATAAAAACTCTGTGCGAACTGGTGAGTATGAATCAATCTTATTTGATTTCATGGATGATACAGAAAAAGAGCTGTTTGGCCAGATCGAAACAGACCCGCTCTATCAAATTGATCTAACAATAAGGGAGCTGAGCCTTCGGGAGCGGCGGATGATGCAGAGAATAAGCAAAATAGAAAACGGCTTGAATGAAACGCAACGCCGCGTCCTTCAGCAATTGCGAAAGGTAAAAGACATCGTGCCGACCAAGGACCAGAAAACCGGTTTAGTGAAGCACCAGGCACTTATGAATGAGCGCCTTGTCGTTACTGAAATTGAAGAGGTATCTGAGCCGAGTGTAGATAAGATTCTTCGTTTGGAAGAAGCGATGACACGCGTCACTGATAAGCGGTTAAAAGCAATCCGCCAGAAATACGAAATGATACGATCCATGGATGAGCACGAGCTGAAGCTGCGTGGTATTTATCTTACAAATGAGACCAAACAGGCAGAACTTGAACGACTCACCGCTCGCCCGGTTGACAATTCAGTTCACATTACGATAAAGCGCAAGCGTAAGGATGAGGACAAATGATTGAAAAGGTAAAGCCAGTAAATCCGCACTTTGAGGATTTTCTTTTTGATTGGAATCAAAAGTTTCAGTTTCTAGTCGGCGGTTATGGATCCTCGAAGAGTTATCATGTGGCGCTCAAGATTGTTCTTAAATTACTGGAAGAGAAGCGGACCGTTCTTGTCGTAAGGGAAGTATACGACACGCATAGGGACTCAACCTTTTCCCTCTTTGATGAAATTATCAATGACCTTGAGATCGATCATATTGTTAGATGCGTGTCTTCACCAATGCAGATCCGCTTTCCGAACGGCGGCCGGATCATATTTAAAGGGCTGGACAAGCCGGCTAAGCTAAAATCGATCAATAACGTTTCTCTCATATGGATTGAGGAATGTTCTGAGGTGAAATATGAGGGGTTCAAGGAGCTGCTTGGACGTCTTCGTCACCCAACATTGCCGCTTCATATGATTCTTTCAACAAACCCGGTCGGAGAAGATAACTGGACATATAAGCATTTCTTCAAAGATGACCGCCAAAAACGGTTTGTGCTCGATGATAAAGAGCTATACGAAAAGCGGACTGTCGTAATTAATGACACTTATTATCACCACTCAACAGCGGACGATAATTTATTTCTTCCAGGAAGCTACGTGAAGCAGCTTGATGAAATGAAAGAATACGACCCAGACCTTTACCGAATTGCGCGGCAAGGTCATTTTGGCGTGAATGGGGTTCGTGTGCTGCCGCAATTTGAAGAGAGGCCACATGAAGAGGTTATGACAGCAATCGCTAATATTAACCGTCCGCTTAAGCGGGTAGGCATGGACTTTGGTTTTGAGGAGTCATATAACGCCGTTGTCCGGCTCGCTGTGGACCACGAAAAGAAATACCTTTATATCTATTGGGAGTATTACAAAAATGGAATGACGGACGACCAGACGGCTGAAGAACTAAGTGAATTTGCTGAGACCAAGGAGTTAATTAAAGCGGACTCAGCGGAGCCCAAAACAATCCGGTATTTTCAGCAGCAAGGATTCAATATGGTGGGCGCCCACAAATATAAAGGATCCCGCCTTCAATATACAAAGAAGATCAAGCGGTTCAAGAAAATCATTTGTTCGGATCGATGTGAGAATACGATCTATGAACTGAAGCCGCTCACCTACGCTAAAGATAAGCTGGGCCACATCATAGAAGACGAGTTCACCATAGACCCGCATACACTTTCAGCGATCTGGTACGCCCTTGATGATTACGAGGTAACCGATCTGAAAGAAGAATCAAAAGGAAGACCTAAACGGTCAAGACCACGAAGCAGAGAGAGGGGGGAAGTGAATGGGTAAATCTACAGTTAAAGCGCGAGTATTTAAAGCTGCTCCGCCTAATGAAACAACAAAGCAGATTTATGAAGATGAATTTGCGGAAATGTACGGAGAGAATATCATACCCCCGCCGTATAACCTGAAAGAGCTTAAACACATCGCAGAGTATTCGACGATCTTACAGCAGTGTGTGGATGCGTACAAGACCAATATAGTAGGCTTCGGCTTCGAGATGAAATACTCAAAGGATATCAATTCTGATGAAGTGGATTCTGCAGAAAAAACGGCAGCGGATAAAGAATGGCAGCAACTCGAAGAATTCATTAAGTATATTCATTTTGATGAATCAGCTGAAACATTACTCGGCTTTAGCATAGAAGACCGGGAAAAGACCGGTAATGGATATATCGAAGTAATTCGAAACGGCAGCGGGAAACCCGCTGGCATTGAACATATGGCATCTGAGTATGTCCGAGTTTGCTCATTATCAGAACCTATCGAGGTTCCATATAATTATTTTGAGTCAGGTACGTTAAAGAAGATCCAGCGTCAAAAACGCTTCCGGAAATATGTGCAGATCGTCAATGGCAAAAGGGTGTTTTTCAAAGAATACGGAGATCCTCGAATCTTAAATTCCGAAACAGGAGAATATGATGAAAAAACTCCTTTTGAAAAGCAGGCCAATGAAGTTGTGCATTTCAAAATAGGGAGCGGAGCATACGGGAAGCCCCGGTGGATTGGCCACATCGTCAATTTATACGGCGCGCGTAAGGCTGAAGAGTTGAATTTCATGTACTTTAAACAGGGCCGGCACGTTCCTGCTGCTATAACCATTGAAAATGGAATGCTTTCTGAAGACTCATATAAGCAGCTGCAGGACTATATGAACGGTCTTGAGGGTGTGGAAAACGCTCATAAGTTTCTTTTGCTTGAAGCGGAAGGGATAGCCAAGGGGAAAAACATTCAAGGCGATGAGGAAATCACACCAGTTAAAGTGGAAATTAAGTCATTGGCTGAAATCCTTCAGCAAGATGCGTTATTCCTGGAATATGACCAAAAAAGTAGGGACAAGCTCCGCTCTGCCTTCCGTCTGCCGCCGCTCTATACCGGGGAAGCTCAGGACTATAACAAGGCGACAGCTGACACGGCCAGAAAGATTACTGAGGAGCAGGTATTTCAGCCGGAAAGAAAATTAATTACAGGTAAGCTTAACGCTTTATTCTTAAATGATCTTGAAATTCATAAGGTAGAACTGCAGTTAAAAGGACCAGATTTTCGGGACCCTATCGAGATCGCAAAGGTTCTGACTCCTTTTATTAATGCTGGCGCAGTCTCGCCGAATGATCTGCGTGATCTGGCTGGACGTATTCTTGGTAAGACGCTTGAAGAATGGCCTGAGGAAGAGTACAGCAGGCCGATAGGTAAAAATACCGCGGCGCCCGCTTCTGATCCGTTGGCTGCGCTCTTTAAGTCTAAAAGCGGCACTCCTAATGTAATCGGCATACTAAAAGACATGCGGGATGTTCTGGAGGATCTAAAGCGATGAACAAAACGGATAAGCTGCTGGAGAGTTTAAATCTCTTTATTCAAAAAGCCGAGGAAGATGAGAGAGAGAAGCTCGTGGAGGGTATTCCTGATTTCCCCGGCCTCTCTATGATACCCAAATATGTGGAGGAATATGAAAAAGGCATAGCCAGATTACTCAGACGCCAGCGTAAGAAGTTTTTAGATGGCCTGAATGGTTTTATAGGAAAAGACTCAAAAGAGACGCTGGAAGCCCTTCTGGTGTTTTTTACACAGAACCTATTTGCGGAGGATGACTTTGAGGAGGAATTTCAGGAGCTTACCGAGGGATTTCTGCAGCAGACCGTTGAGGAATTGGCAGGAGAGATTATGGATTCGTTGGATCCGGATGTCCCATTTGAAGCTTTATCGACTAGGGCAGCGGATTGGATCAAAGGTTGGTCTGAAAAGTTGGCCAAGATCATGAAGTTGAATACTCATGAAGCAGTGGAAAACGTGCTGACAGATGCTATAGAAAACGGCTCTTCCATCCAGGACATTGAGCTGACGCTTAAAGACATGCCGCAATTTGATAGGGATCGGGCCCGGACAACGGCCATCACAGAAGTGCTTGCCGCTTCCTCTGCCGCGCAGCATGAATCATATGCACAATCGCCGGCAGTAAAGAAAAAGAAATGGCGGCACAGCGGAGGGAAGAAGAACAATCCTCGTGAAAATCACATCGATCTTGACGGCACAGTCATTGGAGTAGATGAAGAATTTCAGATACCAGGTAGCAGTGAGACCTGCATGTTTCCAAGGGATCCTAAACTCTCCGCAGGAGAGCGAGTTCACTGCCATTGCGTTCTGTCTCCTGTGGTAGATAACAAGATTTTAGGTTTATCACCCGAAGAAAAAGAAGAGATTCGAAGAGAAGCTTTAAAAGGAATTTAGAAAGAAATTGAAACCCTGTCTAATTTATCTCATAAAGTAGAATAGGAGGGGAGTAAATGGAAGCCATTTTAACATGTTTAAAAGACTATGGAGCATTATTAGGGTCCATTGTGGCTGTTATTCTAACATCAATCTTGGTAATGCAACGAAACAAACTGAAGAGAAATGAAACAATTGTAACTGAAAGTCTAATGGAAGCAAGCGGGTCTCTTTTTTTCTCTATTAAAAGTATATTAAATAAAGTTAGGGTTACTGATATCACTGAAGAACTGAAGGATTTTTTTGATAAATACTCAAAGGACCATAATGCACTTGTTAAGTTAAAAGATAGGCATATTATTAAACGGTTTGTGGAACTAGAGGAGCTTTATTATGTTTATCTTTCAGAAAAAAACAGTGAAAATCTAGATAGACTTATGACAAAGTTTATAATTCTGAAAGATAATATTGAACAAGTGTTTTATACGGAACACAAGGTTGTTAATAAAGAAATACGATGGTATTTAATCGTTGAAAGTAAAAAAAACATATGGTTCCGAATGCTGTTTAGGGGATATAGGTATTTTAGTCACACTGTTATTTTTGCTGCCTTTTTGGATATCATTATGGTGTATTTAACTATAACAGACAGGCTCTCCGAAGAGTATAGGCTAAAAGGGATCTATTATTTGGTTTTCTCATTCAGCCAGTTTATTTCTATCTTGTTGGGCTTTGTTCTCTTTGTGAATTTTATGATTCATATAATAACTGAAGACGAAAAAGATAATTGGGGAACTAAATTTTGTAGATTTATAATACCTAAGCGTTTGGTTCAAAGATATCCTTTTTTAAGGAGATTTACTGAGGGAGATAAAGAAGTTAATAGCGAAAAGAGAGCAATTAAGGAGTACGAAGAAAAATACAAAGAATGGATAAACCGTGAAAGGAGGTGAACAACATGCCAAGAGAATTGGTAAATGCAAAAATCACACATGTTTCTTACGTGGACAAGGCTGCTAATCAAAAGCAGTTCTTTTTTATGAAGTCAGAAAAACAGCCGGACTTTCAAAAAGAAGTCAAGGTCCTCGCGAAAGAAGCAGACGAGCAAAAACTTGTGTACGGAATCGTATATGAGCCTGATACAGTGGACGCTCACGGGGATTTCATGACAGCTGCAGAAATTGAGAAGGCCGCTCACGGCTTCCTGAAAGATGCTCGTGAAATTGACAAGCAACATGACTTTCAGGGCGGTGTTGGCGAGGTTGTTGAATCCTATGTCGCGCCTGCAGACTTTGAAATGAATGGGGAACTCATCAAAAAAGGATCCTGGGTCCTTGTGACAAAGGCCTCCGAGGAAATATGGGAGGCAATCAAAAAAGGCGAGATCACCGGTTATTCTATGGCCGGCATCGCGGATATTGCAAAACAAGAAGAAAAGCCTGTTTCTCAAGAAAAACACGACGAGAAAGGGCTTTTTAATTTGCTCAAAAACTTTTTTGTTGGAAAACAACATCAATCATATGAAGAGCCAGTTGAAAAGGCGGGCAGAAAGTTTTCCGCTTCAAACTTACAAGAAATTAAAAGCGCTCATACTGCTCTCGGCAATTTGCTGAGTCAGGTGGAGACGGAAGGAGAGGAAGAAGAAATGAACGCAGAGGATGTAGCAAAATCCATCGAAGAAGCATTAGAGCCAATTAAGAAGCAGCTCGCAGAATTAGAAAAAGATGAGGATCCTAAAAAGAAGAAAGACGAGGAAAAAACAGCTGAGGAAGAAGAGGCTGAGAAGTTGAAAAAAGCCATCGCAGATGCTGTTCAACCGCTCGCTGATCGTATTGAGACGCTTGAAAAAAGCCGCGGAATTTCTAAGCAAGATGAAACAACTTCCGAAACTGAAACACAAGTTAACAAATCAATCTGGTCAGGGCTCCTTTAAACCCTGACTCTTTTCATAAGGAGGAAATGAAGTGACAAACCAAGAGGCAATTAGAAAAGCAGAAATGACGCTGTCCAGTTTAAAAAGCGGCGGCTTAATGAATCCTACACAGGCAAGTGCATTTATCCGCATGGTTCAAGATACACCAACTATCCTGAAGGATTCTCGTGTTATTCAAATGGATCACGACACTCAGAAAATCGAAAAAATCGGGTTTGGCCAACGTATTTTAAGAGCAGCCCAAGAAGGAAAGGCTCTGGCTGATGATCAAAAGGCAGTACCAACAACAAGTACCGTCGACCTCAGCACAAAAGAAGTAATTGCTGAGATTGATATCACTTATGACACTCTCGAAAATAACATTGAAGGAGAAGGTCTCCAGGATACAATCATGCAAATTCTAGCGGAGCGGGCCGCCGTTGATATTGAAGAGTTGATTGTTAATGGAGATACATCTTCATCAGATCCGTTTCTGGCTCAGATAAACGGTATCCGTAAACAAGCCGCTTCCCATATTGTTGACGCGGCGGGCGAAGAACTGTCACGTCAGATATTTAAACGTGGATACAAAGCTGTTCCGCCTAAATATTTGCGTATTCCACAGGAGTTCCGCTTCTATACTTCTCCTGGTATTGAGGTTGAATGGAAAGATCGTGTCGCTGATCGACAAACGAGCTTAGGGGATGCAGCTGTTCAAGGTGGGCTTTCTTCCGCTTTCGGTGTTCCAGTCAAGGGAATTGCGAACCTGCAGCCTTATACGATTGGCGAAGCGGAAACGACTTCTGATGTTTCTGATATCATCCTTACACATCCGAAGAATATTATTCTCGGCTTCTCCCGTAATATCAGAATTGAAGTGGATAAGGATATTAGAGCGCGTAAATTTATCATCGTCCTGACAGCTAAGCTGGACAGCAAATTCGAAGAGGAAGATGCTGTTGCCAAAATCGTGAAAGTGAAAGAGTAGGTGAGGAGCTATGTATACAGCTAAACTCACTAAAGGCAAGAACTATCACGTGATGGACAAGGTTTTTAAAATCGGAGAAGAACAGCCGGTTTCAAGAAAATTGTATCTTTACTTGAAGCAAAACGAAGCTTTCGAAGTAAATGAGGTGCAAGGCGAGAATAATGGCGGTGAAGAACCGATAAATTATACAGAATCTCAATTGAAAGGTATGCAAAAATCGGAACATGAAACCATTATTTCTAATCTTGGTGGCAATCCGTCTGACTTCAAAAACGCAGACGAAAGAATTGCCTTCATCCTTAACCATCAAGAAAACAGCGGGAAGTGAGCGGCATGTTAATCACTCCTGCTGACCTGAAAGAATACACCGTTTTTGATTCTGTAAGGGATCGGCCTGATCCCCTTCTTACTCAGGACATCATAGAAGCTATAGCTGAAATAACATATCAAGTTGGCCATGATTTTTCTGGCCCAGAATATGATCCGCTCCCTGAAACGGTTCGGCTGGCTTTATTAAAAATGGCGCAGTATTTCGCGTTAATTAATTCTGATGAGTCAATCACCAAAGGATATACAACCGAGAAGATCGGAGACTATTCATATTCTCTTGGAAACGGCAGCTCTATTCAAAAACCAGACGTCTACACACTCATTAAAGATTATGTTGTATCATCTGAGCCAAGTTTGGAAGGTACAGAAGTAAAAATGCGAATGAGGTCCATATGAGCTATCGATCTTTATTAACTCATCGATGCGATGTTTATCACCTGCAGGAGAAAGCGGAAAACAAAAAACAATCCTTTGGGGTGCCGGTTGAAGATGTTCAGCCGGCTTTTTCATATCCTGAAGTTCCAGATATAGCTGGCCAGCCGTGTTACTTCACAGAAAAGAACCAATCCATTGTGCAGCAGGAACCGAACACGGCCATATATCAATCATTTCTGGTCCACTTCCCAGCTTCTACAGATATCCGCTTGAATGACAGGATTATTTGGGATGGCACAGCTTATAAATTACAGAAGCCGCGGAAGATCAAGAATCATCATTGGGAAGTGACGGCAGTCCGGGAGGTGGAATACTTGTGAAAATAAAGGGACTTGATCAGTTCATACAGTCATTAAACCGGGCTTCTCGAGGAGGGCTGCAAAGGAAATATGAGCAGTGGCTTGAAGCTATGGGTTATGAATTTATTGATATCGTACAAGACGAAATCATCAGGACAAAAACAGTAGATACTCGCCGCTTGCTAAATTCCTTTCAACGCGGTGACCAGGACAATATTTTTTCAATGACATCAGGCAGCTTAAAACTGGATGTCGGAACAAATCTGGAATACGCCTCCTATGTGAATGACGGGCACTTTACAATTGATCCGTCTAAAAATCAGGACCGTCGGTGGATCCCCGGCCGCTGGAAGGGTGATCGGTTCGAGTATGATCCCGCCGAAAGAAGTTCCGGAATGCTGCTTAAATTCCAATGGGTGGACGGGTCCGGCTTTTGGGATAATGCTATGGCCATCTTTGAACTAATGTTTGAGAGAAGTCTTGAGCGGAAGCTGCAGCAGTGGATCGATGAAGAATTTTAAGGCGGTGCTGCCATGAATCAAGAAGTGGGCTCAATTATGGGCTACCTATACAAACTGTATCCTGTGCAAGTGTATGAAAAAGAAATACCGCAGGACTTTGTTGTCCCATCTCTTTACATTCCGCCGGCTTCCACAGTCGATGGGGTGGACACAGTATCTACGTTTCAAAAATCCTATGTTTTAAACGTGAAACTCTTTCATAAAAACGCGCAGGAGGCTCATAACGAAGCGGAAAGGATTGCGGATACACTTAGAAGTAAGAGAGGATTAATTCCGCTCATTCGAGAATCTGGTGAAGTCACGGGGGATTTTATTCGCTTATTACGTATAGAAACCCGGATCTCAGATGATTATGCGAGCATCGTTCTAAATTGGACGAGTCGCTATTGGTATGAACGAGAACAGCATCCTTCTCTTGAAAACTTTGAATTTACAAGCGGGGTGAAATGATGGCCACGAAAAAGGAAAAAGCAGAAAATGCTTTTTATATTAAGGATTTGCGAGAGCACAGTCGAGAGCTCTTTGGGGTAAGACCCGAGGTGTTTGACGGTGCTCTTTTTCATACAGAAAAAAACAGAATCACTAAATCAGAAGCGAAGAAGCTGATTGATCAGTTTCTTCAGAAGGAGGTCAAATAAATGAACGGCGGAACATTTACAGTCGGCAAGGAAAAAGAGCGTGCCGGTATTTATTTTAACTTTAAAACGACCGCAGAGGATCGGGTATCAGTAGGCGAACGTGGAACAGTGGCGCTGCCGATAGCATCCAGCTGGGGAGAGGTTAAGAAATTCATTTCTATCTCTTCCATCGAGGATTTGAATAAAAAAGTGGGGTTGAACATTGATGATCCTTCGTTGTTGCTTCTTCGTGAGGCAATGAAGAAGGCAAGTACAGTCTTGCTTTACCGTTTGACGGAGGGGCTGCGTGCTCAAGCAGACATTAGTGAAGGCGTAAAGGCGACCGCTCTTTATGGCGGGACTAAAGGAAATGACATCATTATCAGAATTACAGAAAACGTTATTGATTCTTCGAAAGTGGATGTCACAACCTATCTTGATCAGTCAGAAGTCGATAAGCAAACGGTATCTAAAGCCGAAGAACTGAAAGCAAATAAACTTGTCGAATTTACAGGCAAAGGGGATCTAACAGTTTCGATTCCCCTAACAGGAACAGCTCCAGAGGACGTCAGCGGGGACCTTCCGGCATCTTCCGGAATCCGCTTGTCAGGTGGAACAGACAAGACACCGACAAATGCCGATTACACTGCTTTCTTGGAAGCAGCAGAAACGGAATACTTTGACACAATCGCGCTGCCTGTTGAGGATAACGAGCAATTGAAAGCGACGTTTGTCGCATTCATCAAACGGTTGAGAGACAATCAGGGCTTAAAGGTTCAAGGCGTACTCTCTAATTACAAAGGCGATCACGAAGGCATTATCAATGTCACTGGTGGGGTTCTGCTTGAAGATGGAACAGAGATCACTCCGGAAAAAGCCACTGCTTGGGTTGCTGGTGCCAGCGCAGGTGCAACGTTCAATCAGTCACTTACGTTCGTAGAATATGCGGGAGCGGTGGACGTCCTTACACGATTGGATAATGACCAGGTAATTCAGAGGCTGGCGAATGGGGAATTCCTGTTTACTTATGATTCTCGAGACAAATCTGTTTCAGTTGAAAAGGATATTAACTCACTCACAAGCCTAACAGCAGAGAAAAATAAGATGTTCCAAAAGAACAAAATTGTCCGTGTGCTGGATGCAATCAATAATGATCTGACATCTCAATTGAAAGCACTGATTAAGTCACGTAAAGCGAGCGGCAGCGATGTTCCTGCTACAAATGACGGCCTTCAATTCGTGAAAACATTGATTACTCAATACTTGAGTGTTCTTCAAGATAACGGGGGCATCACCAATTTTGATTCAGAGAATGACATCACAATTGCTCTCAATAGTGATCGTGACGGTTTCCTGATTGATCTTGCTGTGCAGCCAGTTGATGCAGCTGAGAAATTCTACTTTAACGTGGAGGTGAAGTAAGGTGGCTTTTAAAGCGCAGAATACGATATCTGGTAAAGAGGGACGCCTTTTCTTGGACGGTGAGGAACTGGCATTTATCAAAACATTTGAAGCGAATGTGGAGAAAAATAAATCGGAAGTCAACGTTATGGGGCGCCGCATGACCGGTCATAAAACGACAGGTGCAAACGGAACGGGCACGGCGACATTTTATAAAGTCACATCCCGCTTTGTGCAGCTGATGCTTAATTATGTGAAAAAAGGTGAAGATCCTTATTTCACGCTTCAAGCGGTGCTTGATGATAAATCATCTGGCCGTGGGACTGAGCGGGTTACTCTCTATGATGTGAACTTTGATTCTGCAAAGATTGCGGGACTGGATGTCGATTCCGAAGCATTGGAAGAGGAAGTGCCGTTTACCTTCGAGGACTTTGATCTTCCTGAAAAGCTGAAGGATACGTTCTAAATAAAATGACCTGAAGTCTTGAAAATAAACGAGAAAATTTAAGATAACACGAGATATCGCGAAAATAATGTGAGAAATTCTCGAAATATTCACGAGATTACGTGAAAATATCACGAGAATTTCTCGAATAAATGTGATAAGATTACTTTAGAAGTAATCCAGATGCACAAGTTGCAATTAGAAACACGTATTTCTTTCACAAGAAATGCATAAAATAAAAAAAGACCCGGCTGCCACCGGGTCGGTACAAATTGAAGGCCCAAGTGGGCTGGCTTTAAGGATTCAAGTGATGATAGACCTTCCCCAAAGTTCCGAGGCTCAAGGGAGGTCTATTTTTCTTTCTTTGACAACGTGGCAACTAACATGCCAAAAGCAATCATTAAATAGATTGTTTCGAAAGTTGTCATTTTGCATCACCCCCTTTCTGTTGGGGATGAGCCAGACCACCCTTAAGAAGCCGATTCATTTTGTACTTAAGCCATATTGTACCATAACACTCTCAAACTTAGAGAGTGTTTTTTTATTGCCTAAAGACAACCAAAACAAAAACAAAAGGAGTAATAAACATGAGCGAAAAACAAAACGAAAAAACATATGATCTTTCATTCTTTATGCCAGGACAAACAATCGAAGCGGAAGAAGTAGAAGTGCCTATTTCAAAGCGGTTTGTGGACAAGCAAGGAAAGGTAATTCCGTTTGTATTTAAAGCTATTACCACAGAACGTATTGACGAGCTGGAGAAAGAAAACACCACTTACAAAAATGTAAAAGGCCGTGGCCGGGTGAAAGATTTAGACAGCCAACGCTTTTATGCTCGTATTGCTGTAGAAACGACTGTTTACCCGAACTTTAAATCTAAAGAGCTGCGCGAAGCTTACAAAACAGAAGATCCGGTGGAAGTTGCAAAACGTGTTCTTTCGGTCGGCGGTGAATATGCAAACTGGCTGAACAAAGCAATTGAGATCAATGGTTTTGAGGATGATCCCGAAGACCTTGAAGAAGCAGCAAAAAACTAATAAAGGACGGGGATAAAGAGACTGTGTATCTTTATTACGCTATGCACGAGCTCAAATATTCCCCGTCAGAATTACTAGAACTATATGAGGCGCCGAGAGAGTTCAAGGCGCTTTTATATGGTTTGATCAGTTACAAGCTTGAGCTGTTAGAAAAGGAAGCGAAGAAGGGAGGTAATTAACTATGGCTAAACTAACAGCTACGTTTGATTTACAGGATAAGATCACCCGCAAGCTTCGAAAGATACAAGGGAATGCAGAAAGACTTCAGAGGGCCGCTAATGGCCCTCTTATTTTTGATGCTGAAGATCGAACAGAGCGGGTTATGAGACGTATTGACCGATCAGCAAGCCGCTTGACCGGACGGGCTCGATCTCTTGAAGTTGGTCTGGATGATCGGGTTTCGAATGGTTTACATTCTATACGCCAACAAACGGAGGATCTTACGGAAGGCAGCCATGAGGTGACGGTTTCCGTTAATGATCAGGCTACACCACGTTTTCGCTTGATTCGTGGAGGCCTTTCAGATTTGAACCGCTCGCATGCTGAACCTACTGTTTCAGTTCGTGATCGTGCTTCAAGCCAATTAGATGAGATTCGGCGCCATGTGTCCGATGTAGACAGCGAACATGCTGAGCCTACGGTTTCTATTAAAGACAAAGCTTCAGGGGTTCTGGATGCAATTGAAGCAAAATTAGACGGTCTGAAAAACGCTGCTGTCACCCTGGCAGTTGGTGGCGGACTGTCAGCTGGTGCGATTATGGGTAGCGGGAAAAGTGCTATGTCCCAAGACGCCTATGTTTCAGCGACTTCGAAAGTCAGCAAAAAAGACGCTGCTAGAATGACAGACCAGATCTATTATGACAACAAAGCGGGAGGGTCCCGGGAAGAAGTCAGCTTATCTCTGAGAACCTTGTCACAACAGACAGGAGCTTCTAAAAAAGCCCTGACGGAATTGACAGAGTCATCTAGCAAGATCGCGCAGCTTATGAATGCTGATCAGGCGGAAGTGGACCGGGCCTTCAGCTCAATGTACAACAACTTGAAAATGTCCGGGAAGGACAGCGGGGATTTAATCGCGTATGTGTATCGGAACGCCGGTGACCAGGCTGACGATTTGCTGGACACGATGAATGAATACAGTTCCACTTTTAAAGACATGAAACTCACAGGCGGCCAGATCGCTAACGCCATGATTAAAGGGACAAAGGGTGGGGCCAGAAACTTCGACAACCTCGCTGACAGTATGCGTGAATTTAACATTCGCCGTACTGAAATGTCTGATAGTCAAGTAGACGCGTTCAAATCGCTATTCGGTGCCAAAGAAACAGAGAAGATGTTCAAAGGGTTTAAAGACGGTTCAATTAGTGGTCAAGAAAGCTTATTTAAGGTTGCTGATGCCTTATCAAAAGTCAAAGACAAGACTAAGCGGGCATCTATCGCCACGGAGCTAATAGGAACGCAATATGAAGACCTGAAGCAGCCGATTTTAGATATGGCTGAAGGCATTGGCACAAGTGCAAAAACAACAGGCGAACTGGAACGCAGCTTTTCTCAGCTTCGGGATAATAACCCGATGACACCGATTAATGACGCCATGCGGGATTTTGAAAGCATAGCTAAGGATATGGGAACCTCACTGCTTACCGGTTTAGGCCCAGCCTTTGATAAGATCGACTCGTTCCTAAACAGCAAGGAAGGTCAAGAAAAACTCAAAGAGATCAAAAAGGATATTACTGATCTTGGCGAGGCAATAGGTGACAAGCTGAATGTGGCCATTGAGTGGACGGTGAATCATTGGGACGATTTAAAAACAGCCTTTAAAGTTGTGGTTCCTCCTTTAATTGGATTGATTGCATATTTGAAAATCCTACGGCCGCTCTTGAAAGGAATTGGAACTGTCGGAAGCGACGCAGCGGGAGTAATTCGGAGGTTAATTCCCAACCGTGTTCCCGGCGGTGATCCTAATACACGAAGCGGAAGACGGAATGGAAAGGCTACTCGTAATACAGGGAGAAGAGGCGGACGTTCTGGAACCGCTTCGAGTCCAACGAGTCTACCTCGGAGCGGCGGCTTAACTTGTTGCTCTTGTAATGGTATCGGCGGAAGTGACCGCAGCCGTAAAGGGAGAGGGAAAAATGCTTCTGGCCGACGCGGGAATCCAACGAGTGTGAATCCTTCTAACAGATCTATTACTGTGTCATCCGAACAGCTAGAAAGAAGGCGTTCAGGAAGAACGGCAGCAAATGCAGGGGGCGGTTCGAGAGCTTCAGTAAACACCACCAGATCAGAACTGCGCGCAGCAAGCCGAGCAACGGGCGGTGCCTCGAAGTTCGGGAAAGTTTTAAGTCCGCTGAAAAGTGTCGGTAAATTTGCGAAAGGTATCCCTCTTTTGGGAACTGCATTAGCGGCAACCGACTTACTCGGGATGAACAAAGAAAATGCAGGTGAGAAAGTTGGTTCTTTTGCCGGGAATCTTGGCGGAGCTGCTGCAGGAGGAGCCGCAGGTGCAGCCATTGGTTCTGTCGTCCCTGTTGTCGGCACTGCTGTCGGCGGAGTTGTCGGTAGTATTGCAGGCGGTATCGGTGGTTCAGATTTAGGATCATCCATTGGCAAATGGTTTGATGATGGCGGCGCTTCTAAAGCATGGGATGGAATTGTAGACGGTGCAGGAAAAGCCGTCGATTGGATCGAGGATACTTGGTCTGATTTCTCAGATTGGTTTATGGATAATGTCTGGACCCCTGTTAGTGATTGGGCCGGCGATAAGATTGATAAGATCACTGACAAATTCGAGGATGCTAAGAAATGGCTGACTGATACCTGGAATGACGTATCATCCTGGTTTGTGGATAACGTGTGGACACCTATTTATAACACGGCAGTTCCGATTATAAATTTAGTAGTAGGTGCCTTTCTATTTGCTTGGGATGGTATCCAAGCACTCTGGAAGATTGTCTCGACTTGGTTCATGGATAATGTCTGGAATCCACTAGTTGACGGTGTCACTGATGCTGCTGATTGGATTTGGACAAAAATAAATGACGCTTGGACTTGGATCTCGGACACATGGTCCACTGTCTCAACCTGGTTCATGGATAATGTCTGGAATCCGATTAGTAATGCAGTTGCAACTGTTGCCGGCTGGATACAAGCACATATTGATTATGCGCGAATCTGGATCCAATTAAAATGGCTTCAGGTGGCAACTTGGTTTTATGACAACGTCTGGAACCCAATCAGTACAGCAGTTAGTAACGTAGCAAATTGGATTTGGACGAAGATCAACGAAGCATGGACTTTTATTTCAGAATTATGGTCTACAGTTTCAACTTGGTTCATGGAAAATGTTTGGACGCCAGTAAGTGATGCTGTCACTAATGCAGCAAACTGGATCTGGACAAAGCTTAACGAAGCATGGACGTGGATATCTGACAAGTGGAGTGCAGTTTCGTCATGGTTCAGTGAAAATGTTTGGAATCCAATTGTCTCAAAAGTGGAAGATGCCAAAAAATCCATATCTGAAAAATTTGAGTCAGCAAAAACTGCAGTGACAGACGCATGGAAAGGTGTTAAAAAATGGTTCACTGAAAATGTTGGTGATCCATTAGGAGAAATTGCTGACGGAATTAAGGAGAAGTTTGAAGATACCTTTTGGTGGGTCATTAAGCTAAAAGGATTAGCTGACGCTGGAGGGGAGATCATAGGCAATATCATAGGGAGAGGTGAGGAAGCTACTGGATTGACAACAAAGAAATCCGGTAAGTCTTCACCTGGTAAAAATACAAGCGGGGGCGGAGGAATTAACGGTCTTGTTCAGTCTCAATCATCAGCGCCAACAAGTATTTTCCCTAAACAAAAAAGTGTTCTTGAAACTGAAAGGAATGCGACGGGCGGCTATATTACGAAACCAACTATTTCTTGGATTGGTGAAGCAGGTAAGGAGTTTGTGATCCCTGTTGATAACAACAAGGGTCGTGGTAAAATGCTTCTTTCTCAGGCCGCTTCTAAACTAGGGATGAGCGTTGTTGATGACATGGCTTCTGCTTCATCTGCAGGTGGAGAAGCTGCTGTTTCTCCATTAGCCGGCGGATCAACAGTTTCCGCTACAGTATCTCCTACCGTTGACACCTCGAGCCTTAATGAACAGGCTGCTTCTTTTGGTCAACAGTTCACGCAAGGCTTTGATCAGGGTATTGGCGATAATGTCGTTTCAATGGACGCTTGGAAACAGAAAAACGTTGGCCAGCCTATGAAAAATTTGATCTCCTACTCTCCGAACTACGGAAAGCAAGTGGTCAATGGTTATGCTAACGGCCAGAGCAGTACGGCAACCGGAACAGATGGCTTCCTGCAGACGAAAGTCAAAACACCATTCCAGAGCACTGTGAATAAATCCTCTTCATGGGGAACTGGTACGATCAAAGGGTTTGCTTCCGGCCAAAATAGTTCACAAACTGGCACTGATCAGTATGTAAATACTCATGTGAATAAGCCATTTTTGAAGTCTAAAGAATCATCAAATGGCTGGGGAACCGGAATGATAGGGAATTTTGTTTCAGGCATGACTTCAAAAGCAAGTGAAGTTCATGAAGCTGCCAAGGAACTAGCAAAAAAAGTCGAGAAAGCTTTCCGTGAGGAGCTAGATATCCATTCGCCTTCTCGTGTCATGATGAGCTTGGGGCGTTTTGCCTCTGTCGGTGTTGTAAAAGGACTGGATTCTGTCGATGTGAAAAAATACGCTGAAAAACAAGCGGGTTCACTGGCAGCTGCTTATTCCGGAATGGGCGCAGTAGGCGGAAATGTGAAACAGTGGCTTATGGCTGCAATGATGGCCACAAAAACACCATTAAGCTGGCTTCCGGGATTGATGACAATTGCTAAGTTTGAATCAGGAGGCAACCCTAACGCCATTAACCTGTGGGATAGTAACGCGAAGGCAGGAAATCCATCCCAAGGGCTCATGCAGACAGTACCAACCACTTTTAACGCACATAAAGCGCCAGGCATGGGTAACATTAGAAACCCTATTCATAACGCTGCTGCCGCAATCGGCTACATCAAAAGCAGATATGGCTCTATTGACAATGTACCTGGTATTAAAAGCATGAGACGCGGTGGACCGTATGTTGGTTACGCTAACGGCGGACTCATCACCAAAGAGCAGATTGCACGTGTTGGTGAAGGAAATAAACGTGAATGGATCATTCCGGAGGAGCGGGGCATACGTGGCCGCTATCTGTTGGCTCAAGCAGCTAAAGCTCTCGGAATGGAAGTCACGGATCCTGCACAAACAGGCCAAAATGAATTATCATCTGGCCAAGTAACTGCCGCCACGACAGGCAGCCAACAAACAACAGTTACAGCTGCAGGCGGCAAGGAAGTCGTTATTCAGATTAACGGCGACCAACATTTTTACAACGATCAAGACGTGAACAGTCTGGTCTCAAAAATTAAGCAGGCCCTTGTCGCTGAGCTTGAACAAGATATTAATATTGGAACGAAGGGAGTCGTCGCGTTTGACTAGATCTGTTTATGAATTCTGGATTTCACAAGGGAAGGACAAGCTGCGGCTCCCTGTCCTTCCTGAACAAATTGATATATCCAACACTATTCAAAATGAGTCTGTAAAAGTGGCCAGTTTTGGGGAGATCACTTTTATAGATAAACCGGGAGCGAAAGAGATTTCGTTCTCTTCTTTTTTTCCAAAGAAACACAGTCCGCTTGCTGAGTATAAGGGATTTCCTTCTCCTGAAAATGCTATCGCTAAGATTGAGAAATGGGCAAAAGCGAAAAAACCGGTTCAATTTTTGATTACTGGCACGAAAATAAACTTCACCTGCAGCATTGAAGGCTTTTCTTATAGTGAGGGTCAAAAAGACATAGGTGATCGTGATTATGAAATCAAATTGAAGGAGTACAAAACCGCTGCGCCGCGGAAGATCAAGCAAAAGAAAAAGACGAAGAAAAAACGGCCGTCTAAATCAGCTCCTAAAACATACACGGTTAAAAAAGGGGATACCTTGTGGGACCTTGCCGGCAAATTTTATGGGGACAGCACAAAATGGCGCAAGATTTGGAACGTCAATAAAAAGGCTATGATCAAACGAAGCAAACGGAATATCAGGCAGCCAGGACACTGGATCTTTCCTGGTCAAAAATTAAAGATACCGCAATAAGCAGGTGATGACATGATAGAACTTTTCGTCATTAAAGAAACGGAATGGCTTGAGCTGGTAACTGAAAGTGTTTCCCTCGAAGGGCAACGGTATCAGGCGCCGCGATCGATCACGGCCAAGATCATTACGAAACAGGGAACCCATTCATATTACAGCGTATCTGAAGGGGATACAGTTTTATTTAAGTGGAAGGGCAAAGAACTGTTCCGGGGCATTGTGTTTTCTCGCAATCCGGAAGAACACGGGCTGACCTTTACGGCTTATGATATGCTGCAATATCTGGTCAAAAACAAGGATGTTTATGTTTTCTCTAATAAGCGTGCAGACGAGATCATAAAACGTCTGGCAAGAGACTTTCAGATTCCCACAACGTCTATTGCAAACACAGGTCATACAATTAAATCACTTGTGTTCAAAGACGATACGAGCCTTTATGACATGATTCTGAAAGCCTTGAAACAAACGAAGAGCCAAACCGGAAGGAATTATCAATTATATTCTGCGAAGGGAAAGCTTGGCCTTCGTGCTTGGCCTGATCCGTCAGAAGTATGGGTGCTGGAGACAGGTGTGAACATCACCGGCTATCAATACAGCACTTCAATTAATGACACGGCCACAAAAGTAAAGCTCCGCCGGCAGAAAGACAATAAAACATACACAGCCACCGCAAGTGACAGCTCAGGCATCAGTAAATATGGTGTGCTTCAGTATGTCGAAACGGTTTCTGATAACATTAACCAGGCGCAGCTTCAGGAGCGTGCAAAAGTCAAACAGGCACAGAAAAAAGGCGTCAAAAAAGAACTCAAAAGTATTCAGGCGATTGGGATTCCGGATCTTCAGAGCGGCTTGCCTGTCTATATCTCAATTCCGGAAGTCGGGGTTAAGAAAACATACTGGATCGATACAGACAAACACGAATTTAAAGGATCGACACACACGATGACCATTGATGTGGTTGAGAAAAATTCTATTCCTGATGGTGTTTCCTCATGAGATTAAGTGAAGCAATCAAACATTTGGCTGTCGGTGCAGTTGATTCTGAGTCACCGGTGGATATTATGCCGGCTGAAGTGGTTTCCGTTTCTCCTGTTGAAATTAAACTCAATGAAAATGAAAAGCTAATTATTCCGTCTGATTTGATTATTATTCCTAAGCGGCTGCGCGCTGGAGGAGATGAAGAACTAAAGATGGGTGAGAATGTGATGGTTGTCTCCTTAAAAGGCGGACAATCATTTTTTATTCTCGACAAAATATAGGGGGTGCCTGAGTTGGCCCTTTCGCCAGAAATTGAATTTGATGATATTGAAGATGACAGCGAAGTCATAGAGACCTCGCAAACCTACAAAATAGATTTTGAAAATGGCCGTATCACAAATGAAATGATTACTGGCCTTGAAGCAATCAGGCAGTTTGTATATTTATCTCTTCATACTGAGCGATACGCATATTCTGTTTTCAGCCATGACATTGGAAATGAGCTTCAAGACATCTTGGCAGATAATGAAACAACAGACGCATATAAGAAAATGGAGATTCCGCGGCTAATAGAGGAAGCGCTGATCTATGACGATCGTGTTTCCTCTGTATCAGATTTTGAAATAGAAAAACAAGGTGATTCGTTCCATGTTTCCTTTACAGTCGAAACGGACGAGGGAAAATTGGAGATCGAGGAGGTGCTTGGTGAAGATGTTTGAAGATCAAACTTTTGAAGAAATTATGGACCGGATGCTGAACAGAATTTCAGCGGACATTGATACAAGGGAAGGAAGCGTGATTTATAACGCGTTAGCTCCTGCAGCCGCAGAATTGGCCAAGTCTTATATTTGGCTCGATACTGTGCTGGAACTTGTCTTCTCAGACACAGCACAAGGGGAATTTTTAGATCGGCGGGCTACTGAAGCCGGCATCGATCGAACGGCTGCCACGAAAGCAGTCCGGGCAGCGGAGTTTACTGAAGGAGTAACCATTCCGGTGGGCTCCCGCTTTTTTGTTGATAACCTGTATTTTCAATACACAGCTGACGGGACGTTGGAATGTGAAACAGCTGGAGAAGCAGGGAACGCAAACATATCCGGTCAGAATCTATTGTCACTAGACACTATACCTGGGCTTCAAAAGGCTATTGTGAAAGAGATTCTGATTCCTGGTCGTGAAGAAGAGGATGATGACAGTTTAAGAGCTAGATATTTTACCCGAGTTCGCCGGGAAGCTGTCAGTGCAAATAAAGAGCATTATAAACAGTGGGCAGAAGAAGTTGACGGAGTCGGAAAGGCGAAAATTTTTCCGCTTTGGAACGGGGATGGCACAGTCAAAATTGTTGTGACTAATGCTAACTTGGAACCTGCTTCCGCTATATTGATTTCTAAGGTTAAAAACTATATTGATCCTGAACCCGGACAAGGCGAGGGACAAGCGCCAATAGGTGCCTTTGTCACAGTGGAAAGTGCGATATGGAAAGAGATTGAGATATCAGCTGAGGTGCTTCCAGAGGTCAATAGCTCTATTGATCAGGTTAAGCAAGAGATAGAATCAGGCGTATTAAATCTATTTAAAAAGATGGCGTTCGAGGACAATGTCATCCGCTTATCGCAGATCAATAATATTGTCTATAATTCGCCCTCAGTAAGTGATTATGCAGATATCAAAATCAACGGAGTGGCCGAAAATTTGATTCTGAGTGACGTGGAAATCCCTAAATTGGGGCAGGTGAACATCATTGAGCAAACTCGATGAAATGACTGCTTACCTGCCGCCGTTCCTTACCAAGTTGAAAGAAATGGCGGAACTTCTTCAGGCAGAAGCTCCGGAATTTGAAAAGCAAAATAATAGCATATTTGATCTGACAGATCAGTTGTTTGTCACAACAGCAACCTGGGGACTTGAACGGTGGGAAAAAATATTGAACGTGCCTCGAGAGTCCGGTGATACGTACGAAATCCGCCGACTGCGGCTGATCTCGAAAATGTCCAATATACCGCCCGCAACATATAGGGCCATTGAACATGCGTTGAATCGGTTCCTGAAGAATCCGTCCGCTCAGGTCCGGCTACTTCCTGGAGAGTACCGTTTTAATGTTGATATTGATATAGATGATATGCAACACATGTCTGAACTCATAGAAACATTGGAGAATATGAAGCCGGCTCACTTGGCATATACCTTGCGAGCTGCTTTAAATGAACCACTCCAAATAAAAGATACTGTCATTTTGAATAACAGACGATATCGAAAGGTAAGTGAGCTGATGGTGGGTTATTCCGTCACGCTCAATAATAACGAGGTGGTTTTACCATGATTACGCAAGCTTATAGAGAGCGTACAGCTGCAGATCTTAAAAGTAGAATATCGAAAGTGCTGCTTAATGGAAATGAAACAAAGATTGTGGAAATAACCATTCAGGACGCAATTGTCACGGTACTTACTCATCGAGAAGAAGATATCAAACACATTGAGAGTGTTCAGATTCTTGATGAACAGAACAACGTGATTACGGAAAGAACAACAGATTTAGATGTAAGTAACAATAGAACGCTGGACTTTAGATTTACTTTTGAGGTGGTGTAACAAATGGCATACGAATCAAAAACAGACTGGCTGCCGGATGACCCGATCAATGAGGACGATGTGAACCGTTGGGAGAAAGGCATTCAAGACGCGCATAAAGATTTATCAGCACATAAAAATGACATGAACAACCCTCACAATGTGACAAAGGAACAACTGGATCTGGGTAATGTTGATAACGTGCAGCAGGCGGCGAAAAAAGATTTTGATCTACACAATCAAGATCAGGAACGGCATATTACAAATGAAGAGCGAACTAAATGGAATGGGGCGCAGCTTTCGAAAATGACGAAAGACGATGGATCCATTCTTATTAACATCGGTCAAGGTTATGACTTTCATAGTGTTGCCATAGGGCAGAAAAAGACTTTTACTTTTTACATTTCGAGCGATGCCATTAATGCACCGCCTCAAGCGGTTCGCGGTATTTACTTGTGTTCCTCTTCGACGAGTGGGGAAGCAATGGCCATGGCCGCAGATGGCGGCTTTTGGAGAAAGTCCTTAGTTAACGGGACATGGTCTGATTGGATAAAGTACGAAACTGAGGAAGGATCAATTAAAAGATTGGCTGCTCACACTGATAATAAAGATATCCATGTTACTAAAAGTGATAAAGACAAATGGAATGGAGCTCAATTATCAAAAATTACAGCAGATCATGGCGGTGTGTCAATCGCCGCGAATGAGGGAGAGGACATACTCCAAAAAATAGTTGATCAGGGCCGGACAATGGGTACTTTCTACGCGCATGGAAAAGCTGTTAATTCTCCTTCAATATTTTCAACAAGAGGGATATTTCATCTTACTGGCCTTTCTACTGATGGGAAAGGTATGTATGGTTGGGTTTACGCTACAGATTACAAGAATAATGTCTTTACAAACTACTATGACGGCAGCACAACGAATTGGCAGGGGTGGAAGAAGCTTGAGACAGAAATAGCATCACAAGAGAAAGCTGATAAGGCTCTTTCAGATGCAAAAGCCTATGTTCAAGAAAACTTTACTAATCAAAACCTGACCGTTCTTACAGGAACAAATGCAATTCAGGACGCGAGAACAAGCGGAGAATCATATCCACTCGGCCTTACTCTAATGGATATTGGCCAAGGTAATATGACCGGGTACCCTTTACGATATGGGATTGTGAAAAATGAAAAGTATAATAACTCCCGCTTTACACAATATTTTTACGGTACAGGCAATGAATCAGGAACCTATATTGACAGTACAGGGGTATGGGTTCGCCATTGGTGGAGCGGTTCCGGCTGGACTCCTTGGGAAAAAATATCTGGATTTGCACATGCCAATGTTGGTACAACTGGAAAACAGCTTCTTATCAAAGGGGAACAGCAGAAAGTTCGGTTTAATAGAAAGATAAAAGACAGTCATAATGCTTTTGATGTCACTAATAACCGGTTTATCTGTCCTAATAGCGGTATGTTTTTAGTCAATGCAGGTTTATATATAGAGAACGTTCAAAGATATGCCAACTATGAGATGGAGATTTATCTTAACGGAAAGATTTATAAAAATATAGCGCATTACAGAAACAGTCCAGCAAATCCTTCTGATACAACACAATTCAATGTAGGGGTTTATGGAGCCGCCACTGTTCCGGCTAATGCGGGCGATTATATAGAGATTTATCTCTATGTTGGATATGACGGGGATGTTCAACGTTACATTACTGACAACTCAGGATGGTATAACTATTTTGATATCACTGAAATGGGCGGCAGAAATTATCCGAGATTATAGGAGGTACTTTTATGATTTTGTATGATGCGATTATGTACAAGTACCCTACTGCGGTACCGAGAAAGGATTTTGAACTGCGGAACGACGGGAACGGCTCATATATTGAGAAATGGAATCTCCGGGCGCCGTTACCGACTCAGGAGGAATTGCAAGCTTGGTGGGAAGAATCGAAAAGCAATCCACCATATGAGCCTCCTGATCAGGTCGAGTTGCTTGCACAAGAATTGTCGCAAGAGAAGCTGGCCCGCAAACAGCTTGAAGAATTAAACCAGACATTAGGAAATACGCTGTCTGAAATAAAGCTACAGCTGCTTTCCTTACAAGGAGAGGATAACGTATGAATTATTGGGTATTGGCTTTGTATTATAACTGGGCTACCCCTGAAATGGTGAAGCAGGCAATCCACTATAAAGATTGCTCGCGCGAAGATTTACAGGAAGGAATAGAAAAAAATCTAATCACTGCAGAACAGTATAAAGAGATTACAGGAGAAGCCATGTAGGGCTTTTTTATTTTGCCTGAAAGGGGGTGGGTACGATGTAACGCCCAGGATAGACCGCTAAAGACTAACAAAAGCAAGGAGGAATTTTAAAATGACGCAGTATAGTTTTCAATTTCCAACAGATGCAGCCGGTAAGCCAGGGGCAGCCAAGCCATACAGAGAAGGGAACAGAGATTTTGTGGTGCCGATGGCTGCTATTTCAGGTAATGCTGAGCTGTTGACAAATGCAGTATTAAAAGCGACTGAAGTGTATACACAGTATGGCCAAGATCGATTAGGTCAGGTTTTAATTTCAAAAGTAAAAGGACATGCTTATTCTGATCGTGAAGGTACATTATTTATCGAAGAAAGTAACGATCAGAATACATGGTCCACAGTATCTTCCTTAGTGGTTAAGGCGGGGACACTTGGCGAGACTGAATGGATCCACTTAACACAACGATATTTCCGCTTCAGGTATGCAAATGGTAACCTGCAGCAATCTGAATTCTTACTTTATCAGTCGCTTGGCGCAGGCGAAGAAGATATAAACATTAAACAAGCCGTTCCAATTACGACATCTGCTCCGCTCACTATGCAAATGGATAAGAGCAGTTTAACAGATGAAGGTCGTTTAAAAGTTCAGACTGAAGGCTTGAATCTCGGCTCATTAGACACTCAAGCAAAAACGATAGATGTTATTTTTCACGATAAAACAGAAACGATTGGGGAAGGTACTCCGTTCACTGTTGGATCATTTAAAACGTTGCTTATTGAGGTTTATGGAACAGCTGAGACAAGTGAATTGAAGTTCTGGGGTAAATCCCTATCAGGAACAAAAAGAGCCCTGAGAGGACAGAAAGTGGATGACGGAACGTATGCCACTGGCACAAAAGGAAAATCGGAAGCCTGGTCTTTTGACATTACCGGTTTTAAAGAAATCATGATGGAGCTCACAGCGTTAACAAATGGAAACTTTTCAGTAAGAGGGACGGCCGTCTCATAAAATCCGGCTGTCCTTTTATTTTGCCTCGAAGGAGGTGAAGAAGATGAGATAAAAGGGGGGTGTACTGATGTCACAACCGACGGAGGTACCGGATTTGCTCGCACTACAAAGAGAAATGTCAGAGATTAAAAGTGAGAATAAAGCGATAGAGCAGCGCGTCAATGCCCTTGAGCGTGTCTCGGATAGGCAAGATCAGCAGATAATGACGCTGAATGAAAAACTAAACAAAATAGAAGAAAATACAACATGGATCAAGCGCTCCATCACAGGCGCTATCATTACAGCAGTTTGTACCGGGGTTATTGGCGGTGCAATCGCTATTTTCTATACTGTTTTGCAAAAATAAGGAGGAACTCACAATATGAAAAACTACGACAAAGGCACGGTCATTCGGACGGTGCTTCTTTTAATAGCACTTATCAACCAAACTATGCTGATGTTTGGAAAGTCACCTTTAGATATTACTGAGGATCAAGTGAATCAGCTTGCGGATGCTCTATACACAGCAGGGTCTGTAATCTTTACTATCGGCACGACACTGGCAGCCTGGTTCAAAAATAACTATGTGACAACCAAAGGGCATAAGCAGAAAACAATTTTAAAACAAAACAATCTAACTAAATGAGGTTGCCGGCAGGCAGCCTTTTATAATCTGAAGATAGGAGAGGAAATATTATGGCCATAAAAGTGGTGAAAAATTTAGTTTCTCAAGAAAAATACAGTTTGAAATGTCCGAATCCTATGGTCCCGGAATATATCACTATTCACAATACAGCAAACGACGCTTCGGCGAAGAATGAAATTTCTTATATGAAGAACAACACAAGCTCAACAAGCTATCATTTTGCGGTGGATGATAAACAGGTTATTCAAGGGCTTCCGTTGAATCGTAATGCATGGCACACAGGAGACGGAAAAGAAGGTCCAGGAAACCGTAAGTCTATCGGAGTAGAAATCTGCTACAGCAAGTCAGGAGGCGCTAAATACTACGCTGCTGAAAAGCTAGCAATCAAATTTGTGGCGCAGCTCCTTAAAGAGCGGGGCTGGGGAATTGATCGTATCCGCAAGCATCAAGACTGGAACGGCAAGTATTGCCCGCACCGTATTTTAGATGAGGGTAGATGGGATGAAGTGAAAGCCGCTATTGCTGATGAATTAAGTAAAATCGGCGGTAAAACCTCAACGTCTTCAGGTAGTTCATCCGGATCCGGAACAACATATACAGTGAAAAAAGGAGATACGCTTTCCGGAATTGCAAAAGAGCACGGGGTGAGTGTGGCAAGTCTTCAGAGCTGGAATAACATTAAAGACCCGAATAAAATTACAGTTGGCCAAAAGTTGAAACTAAAAGGATCCAGTTCATCCAGCAGCACTAAAACAAGCGGCAAAAAGACATCTTACCCGCTTCCTTCCGGAATTATTAAAGTGACAAGTCCGATGACGAAAGGAACGAATGTCAGACAAGTTCAAAATGCTCTAGCAGCTCTTTATTTCTATCCAGATAAAGGGGCGAAGAATAACGGCATTGATGGCGTTTATGGTCCGAAAACAGCAAATGCAGTTAAACGGTTCCAGTCAGTGAACGGGCTTTCTGCAGATGGTATCTACGGGCCGAAAACAAAAGCGAAAATTGAAGAGAAATTGAAATAAAAAGCATTCTGACTATGCACTTAATTACGGAAAGAGAATAAAATAAAAAGGGGTATCAATACCCCTTTTTGCTTTTAATATAAAGTCAAACTACCGTTCCAAGTTTGTCCGATTTTAGCTCCAATCGTAAATCCTTTAATGTCTATACCGAGAACCATAGCCCCTACAACCTTAATTTTTGCAGTATCATTAGTTGTTTTCTTTTTAGTAATGTTATAACTCTTCCCAGTTTGTTTCCACCAAGCTACGTTAAGGCCAGTAACATAAGAGTTAATACCTGACACTTTGGTGAACTGAGGCTTCTTATTTACAAATTTATATTGATAGTTAAACGCGATATTTTTCCAGCAAGCCATCCCTGTCATACCCCAACCTGTAAAAGGCGCCCACCAATTGATAACATGCGAGTCACTTACTTGTGGTTTTATTAGGGGAGTATCTTCACTAACGTTAATAGACTCTTCAAACTCTTGTGGTTGTTGGGCATCTTTAATAAACTCTTCAAAATCCTGAACTGAGTCAAACTTCAAAAAATCCTTTTTAGATACACTTGAAAATTCTTCACTTGAGACATCCACTAATTCAAAACCAAGGTCCTTTTGTAACTCTTCCACTTGGTTCTTTGTTTCAGCAATCTCTTTTGTTGTGGATTCTGCGTTGGCTGAAGCAAAAGGAACCAAAGCCAAGCCAAGGGCAATGACTAAGACTAAAATCCTTTTCATACTTTCAACCTCCATTAAATTTAGTTCTTACAAACTAATTAAAACATATAAAAGTCCCGAAATCCATAAAAAACCAAAAGATTTATATTTTTCAATAAATTTATTTATTTGGATATGTTATAATTGCCGGGTAACATATAAGGGGAAGGGAGTGATTGCATGAAAAACCGATTGAAAAAATACAAGTTAGGTTTGATAAGCTTTCTAGTTCCACTTATTTCGATTTTTGTAATACCCTATGAGAAGGTTTCAGAATTAGGGTATGCTCTCGGTTTCCCTATTCAATTTGTGATTTATCGTAGCTATGATGGGTTTGTAGGAAATAGGTTTTTGTTATTTACTCCAACAGAATTTATAAAGACAGAGTTTAATGTTGTTAATTATTTAATCGCTGTCCTAATGGTTTATGTAATACTAAAGATCATCAAAAAAGTGATAACAGGGTTGAAATCAACTAAACACAATCCTATTGAGGAAAGATAATATCCTCAAAAAAAGCCCAACTCATATGAGAAGGGCTTTTTATAATCCATATTTTCTTTATCCCAAGAAAGAGCGCCTTTGTGGATAAAAAACGATAATGCAAAACGGAGAAAACCCTTGTTTTATGTCCATCTCCAGTTAATAGCTCCGTCAGGGTAAACTGCAGGAACAATGATTCCTCGTTTGTTGTTGTTCTCGTCAAGGATGTACCAATTTTCATCTTCTAACCATTCTTCGTCGTATTTCGTTTCATCGAAGTCACCATCTTCGTCAATAAGGTCATTAAAAAGGTCTCGAAAGGTCTCGATGTTTTCATATGGGCTGAGTATACCGTACATCCACATACCTTCTCCGCTAACGTCGTGAATTTCGCCTAACTTTTCATCTTTATAGTAAAGGAACACTTATTTTCCCTCCTTTTGATGCAATTTAAAATACTCTTTTGGTATTTCGCCTCTTATTAAATATTCAGTATCCCTTTTTGTCCAACTAAGAGCTCTTTTCTTCCAATAATCTGAATGCTTATCATTCTTTATTAGACGTTCAATTTTTTTGGGAGATAAAATAGCTACTCCTTTTACTTCTCCTGATTGGATGGCCTTTCGCAAAGCCGGCAGATTCAATTCAATAGAATTATCACCATAATTAGTGATTATATTTTTATTCATTGTGAAACTTGTGTACGGACTATTAGACTTTTGGGCTCCTCTAAATCCGCCTAAAATATGTTCTGTTACTGTGACTTGTCTACCTTTATACATTCCTTCTTTATTTATTGGCACGAGATTTCCGGTGTCCGGATCAATATGTGATTTCCCTAAGCCGTTAGCTGCTTTGGTGGAATATAAATCTTTATCTCCACGATAGAGATTTGAGGATTTTCCGGCTCCTGCGCTTGCTTTCAATACTTTTCCCGTTCCGATTGCTCCTACAGGACCAAGAGCAGCTAGAGCGCTATTAAAGCTGTTTTCACGTCTCTCCTCAGAAATCTTATTCCCGAACATATCTCGACCGGTTATTGCTTCACTAAAACCATTCGCTGACGCAAGACCGTAGAGTCCTTTACTGGAGTTTTGAAGGGCAGGGAATGTCTTAGGTGTTTTATAGATATCAAGCGCTTTGTCTGCCCTATAGATGGCTTTGCTCGTTGAGTAGACAGCCTTTCCGCCTTTAGCTAATTTTCCGGCCCAGCCAACTATAGGGATGTAGCCGGCCGCCGCCATTGCGCCAGCTGCCACCCGTTGCCCATCAGTTAATTTTTCTCCGGTGACTGGATCTACGCCATCAGCAGCTCTCTTATAATCATAATACCCAGAGACTTCCCCCGTAAAATTACAAACGACATCCCAGGTCTTTTCATACCATGGCCTATTTGCAAGTTCTTCCTGTTCCTTCGCAATTCTTCTTTGTTCGGCCTGCTGATCTTTAAAGGAGATATAATCAGTAGATTGTTTTTTAACATCCTCGGTCATCTTATGAATTTCACTGTCCCTATAAGCCTTTGCATTATAGTGGATAGGAGAGGCGCTTTTGCCTTTTGCTGTAGCGTTCATGAGTGCTTGGTAATCAGCCTGAATCATTTGTTCATTTGCTTCTGAGAGTGCATATTCAGATGTTAAATTTTCATCGACTTCATGAATTTTTTTGGTGGTCTTGGAACGTTTGTTGTCGGCTGATGAGAGTTCGTCTTTAAAAGTTTCTGTGGAGAATAAATCTAGCGGTAGTATGTCGTTGATGTCATTTAGAATGTCCTTCATTGCTTTTTTCTGTTCTGACATGATGGATTTTGATTTAGTATAAGCGTTAGCCAGCTCGTGTTCTAAAAAAGATTCTTCTATGTAGGCATCCGATAAGCTTGCGTCTTCCAGAATGCCAGTAACACTCGTGAGAAATGCGATTTTCATGTCAATCAAATCAATCCACTGGTCAGCGATCCCTGCTTGATCTTCATAAAATGCCTTTATGTTATTGGCACCTTTACCTGAAAACTCACTGTCATCAAGATCAGCCACTGATTTGAAGGCTTTCTTTAATTTGACCATTTGACTCCTTGTATCTTTGTATTCCTTTGCACGGTTTTCAGCTTCAGAAAGCAATGATTTAGCTTCAAATACCTTCATGATCATATCCTTTCTTGTTAAGCTTTGTGGTTCAATAACTAACAAAATTTTACCATATAAAGAGAGTGAGAAATACAAAATATCCTTTTATTTGAAAGGTGATCGATTAACGAAATGAACCGAAGAAAAAGTTTGCGGTTTTTTTGCGGTTCCAAACACTTTTTGGAAATGTTAGAATATTACATAAAAAGACATATAAAGGAGGGGTCCTGTGAATCCGGTTTTACCTTCCTCACATGTAGGGGTTAAGATTACCGAATGGTATAAGATGATACGTCAGTTTAGTGTTCCGGATGCTGAAATTTTAAAAGCAGAAGTTGAAAGAGAAATTAAACAGATGGAAGAGGATGAGTATTTACTAATTTATTACTCGCTAATGAGCTTTCGACACCAACTTATGCTCGACTACTTAGAGCCAGAAAAAAAGTATAGAACAGCACGTCCAACCATCTCAGAATTGCTTGAAAAAATTGAAGCTCCCCAAAAGAAATTAACCGGTCTCCTGAAATATTACTCACTATTTTTTCGCGGTATGTATGAATTTGATCAGCAAGAATTCGTGGAAGCTATTAACTATTACCGTAAAGCTGAAAAAGAACTTTATGCTGTTACTGATGAAATCGAACAAGCTGAATTTCATTTTAAGGTAGCAGAAGCTTATTACAACATGAAACAAACTCACGTTTCCATGCATCACATTTTAAAGGCATTAGAGATTTATGATCAGAATCCGCTGTATACTGTAAGGAAAATTCAAAGCTTGTTTGTTATCGTAGGTAACTATCTCGATTTTAAACATTATGAAAAAGGGTTAAAACATCTTGAAGAAGCCCTGAAGCTTTCTAAGGAATTAGGGCACGACAGACTAATAAGTTCTGCTTTGTATAATTTAGGTGAATGTTATCATTACATGGGACAACCAAGTAAAGCTGAAGGATATTTGAAAGAAGCAGCTGAGGTTGCAGAAAGAGCAAATTTAAGGACACTTCCTCATACGCTCCATTCGTTGGCCACAGTTTTATTCAAGCAAGAAAAGTTTAATGAAGGACAGAAAGTTTTAAAGCAAGGGATCGAAACAGCACAAAAATTCAATGATGAACTTTTCTTATCGATGAATCAGTTTCTCAATGCATTGTATATTGAGTCTGTTGATAAACAAGGTATCCTCAATATATTGAATCATCTTAATGAAAGTCACATGTTCTCATTTACGGAACACATAACGCTGCTAACTGCAGAATATTATAGAGAAGGCGGAGAATTTGAAGAATCCAGTTTTTTCTATGATAAAATGGTTGAAGCGCAGCTTCAAATTCAGCGAGGTGACTGTTTATATGAGTATTAAAAAAGGTGTTTGTGTATTTCTCTCTGCTGTTATTGTAACTACAGGTTTATTTGCGTTTACTGCAGCTCCTGAGCAATCCGACCAGCATAATGAGGCCCATACGACTAATACTGAAATGCAGATGGCAGGAATTAGATTACAGACTTGACCGATATTAGACCCTCTCTTATATGAGAGGGTTATTCTGTTTTAACAGCTGTTAAAGAGTCAAATGCGATAAAATTGGTATCCCCTTTCAAATCCTTTACATGTAGTTTTTGATTAACTTCATTTATGTAATGAACATGTCCAATTACGTCCTCAATAAAGCCATTTCTATAAAAACTAATGGTTATAGCCGCATTGTTCTCCATTGCTTCAGAAATAACCCGCGCCATTTCTTCGAGTTGGTATTCATCAAGAACAGGCTTTTCAACTTTCTTAGTTTCAATCTTTCTATGTAATAAAGCTTCTCTGTGTTCGGGCAGAATAAACTTTTGTTCCCAGCGTTTATCATAAATTCCTTCAGACATGTTCATCACTCCTTGAGTAAACAATACCAGAACAAACATTCGCTTTTCAACTTGAAATAGAACTAATGTTCGTATAAAATAATGGTAAAGAAGGAGGAGGAAAGCATGGAATCGATTTTAAAACGTTCATTAACTGAGAAAACAGCATTAGATATGATTTATATGAGAAATGACGGCCTTATCACAAAGAGATCAATTATTGTTCGGCAAATTAATCAGAGTCACATTCGAGCTTATTGTTTCACCAGCCGACAAACAAAGACGTTTACTATCGAAAATATCCTTGCTGTCTCTCCTGCAACATATAAAAGAGGGGTCAGGAATTATGCGTAAAATTACAGAACGACAATTTGAAACGCTCCAAGTTATCGAAAAATACATTAATGAAAAGGGGTTTGCTCCTACATATAGAGAATTAATGGATCTGTTAGGGCTAACCTCAACAAGTACAGTGAAAGGGCTGCTGGATGCTTTGAGAAGAAAAGAGTATATAACTTGGGAACAAGGTTTGCCTCGAACATTAAAAATAATGCACAGATAATTTTTAAATAAAAAAGAACACATAGACTTGAAATGCTCCTGAGTCGGTGTTCTTTTTTTATTTTACAACCATATATATAAAGAAAGAAGTGGTCGGTTTATCGGGGACATGGGGACGAAATGGGGACGAACAAGATTATTCGTCCCCATTTTAAATTTGTCTAAAACATATTGACATTAATCTAAACCCTGCTATAATAACATTTGTCTTACGAAACCTTTTTAAAACTTTCTAAGTGCTCTTCCATGGTAAGGAAGAGGTCAGCGGTTCGAGCCCGCTTGGAAGCTTTATTAAATGTATTATTACCAAGGTTTCTCATAAGGAGAAAGCTTTTTTTATTGCGATATGCGGAAGTAGTTCAGTGGTAGAACACCACCTTGCCAAGGTGGGGGTCGCGGGTTCGAATCCCGTCTTCCGCTCCATTTATCCCAACGGGATATTGTAAATTGAATTGCGCCCGTAGCTCAATTGGATAGAGCGTTTGACTACGGATCAAAAGGTTAGGGGTTCGACTCCTCTCGGGCGCGCCATATCTTTTAATAGAATAGATAGGGAATCGGGAAGTAGCTCAGCTTGGTAGAGCACATGGTTTGGGACCATGGGGTCGCAGGTTCGAATCCTGTCTTCCCGACCATTTTTTATGGGGCCTTAGCTCAGCTGGGAGAGCGCCTGCTTTGCACGCAGGAGGTCAGCGGTTCGAGCCCGCTAGGCTCCACCAAAAGTTTTTAAAAAGTTGTTGACTTTGAAGAAT